CTAACAGCACAATCTTAACAGACAGACAGACAGACAGACAGACAGACAGACAGACAGTTCCGTATGCTTGCTATATGGCAGACCTATTAGGAATAGACAGGAGAATAGACAAGCAGAACGAACAGTACAAAAGTTTGCAGATGGGGGTTATCCCTAGCGGTTCAGAATATAGGTCACGCAGATTGAATGGGGAATTGACAGATAGCAAAGGCAATTATAGTCAGTTTAATCAAGAGAAATATAAGTTCTTTCTTGACGCACCATTTGAGATAAGCGACTTATGTTGCGACATTATGAAGAAAAAGCCTGCACACGATTACGAAAAAGAAACAGGCAGAAAGCCGATTATAGCGACTATGGCAAGCGAAAGCGTTATGCGTACGCAGAAATGGCTACAGGACGGCTGTAATGCTTTTAATGTTACAAGACCGCATAGCAACCCTATGAGCTTTTGGACTGAACAGGATATATTGCTTTACATAAAAGAAAATAATCTGCCTATTTGTTCAGTTTATGGCGAAGTAGTCACAGATTATGAAGCTATGGGGCAATGCGAAAATCAGATGTCATTTGCTGATTTTGGGATTTTTGATAAGGAAAGACCATCGCTGAAAACAACAGGATGCCAAAGAACCGGCTGTGTACTATGCGGATTCGGATGTCACTTAGAGAAAGAGAGCAGATTTTTAAGGCTGAAAGAAACACATCCTAAATTCCATAATCTGCTATATATCTTGAAAAACAATGGTGTGACATACGCAGAAGCTATTGATTGGGTGAACGAACACGGAAATATGAATATTAAGTATTAAGGAAGTAATTTTATGAAGCTAAAATGTTTAGGCTCATCATCAGCCGGAAATTGCTATCTGCTAACTTCCAACAGCGGAGAAACACTTATCCTTGATTGTGGAATACCGATTAAGGAGATTAAAAAAGGCTTAGATTGGAATATTAAAGATGTTGTGGGTGTCTTATGCACCCATAAGCACCTTGACCACAGCAAGTCATTAAAAGATTTTGAAACTATGGGTATTCCCGTATGTAAGCCATACGAAACTTTACTTATGAATCAGTTTCTAGCAAATTCTTATTTTACTGTAAGAGCGTTTGACCTAACAACGATAGATGGAAGCTGGACGCATACAAATGCAGATGGAACACCTTGCCCGATATTCGGCTTTCTGATTACACACAACGAAATGGGAAGAATGCTTTACATAACCGATTGCGAGGTTGTCAAGTGGAAGTTTAAAGACATAAACCACATTCTCTTAGGTGTGAATTATGACAAGAATTTAATCGACAGAGACAACACAGGCAAAGCTAACCACGTTTTCAGAGGTCACTTATCCATTGATACCGCTTGCGATTTTGTTAAAGCTAACGATTCAGACAGCTTGCAGAATGTCATAATGTGTCATTTGTCAAGTGAAAATGCTGATAAGGATAGTTTTATCGAGAAGATGAAAAATGCCGTAAATGGGGTGAATGTAGATGTTGCAGAACAGGGCAAGAGTTGGATTTTAAGGAAAGGAGATGAATGTCTGTTTTGAGTAGATATACAAACTTGATTACAGGCGAAAAATATATGACAGAACAAAACGCATTAAGGCATTACATCTCTAAAGCCAAGAAATCAAAGTGTAGAAATAATTTCGAGGAAATGTGGGAATTGTATTCGCAGGCAACAAAGATACTTCACGTTGATTACTGCTATAAATGCCAGTATGAAGATTTTGGGTATTGTGGTTTAAGAAAATCGTACACTTCGGAAGAAGAAAAATTTATAAAGCATTGCTTTGATGGATTTATTAAAGAAATGGAAGATATGCTTAATGAAATGCAAAGTAAAAATGCGTGTCCGTTTTAGAAAGGAGCAAGATATGGCTAAATACAAAGATATTTTAGGAAACACAAGAGAGTGTGAGGATAAAGCAATAACAATCAGCCTTGAAAGATACAATACTTTGATTATTAAAGAAGCTATTGCCGATGGTACTGTAAATGTTAAGGAAGAAGCGGAAGCAAAACTGAAAGAATTGAGAGGTGAATAGAAATGGAAGATAGCAAAGAAAATTTAATTGAGATAATAAGGATATTATGCGACACAGTTTCAGACACGCCTTGTGGCTGTGAAGTGTGTCCTTATAACAGCGAAAGCGATGAGTGCGAAGTCGAAGAGTTAATTAACAGGAATTGAGAGGTTGAGAAAATGAGTAAAGAAGATATAAGAGAACTAGCAGAAGACAATGCTATATATGAATTTAATAAATTTAAAAAGATATATGGCAATTATACAGATGAATATGTCAGGCATTTTTACAACAAGTTAGCTGAATTAAGAAGTGGGGTTGATGATGTTCACACCTGCAACTGCAAGCATAACAACAATTCAAGGGGCAATGAGCCTTGTTGCAGGTGTGATAGTAAAGTTTCAGAAAATGATGATACAAAAAACAAAGTTACATCTCTGGAAATTATTGTAAGGATGATAGACAACAAGCCATATTACGAAATCAAGTACAAAAAAGTCGGCGAATATTATTATCATATAGGTTACAGTTCATTCAATATTGATAATGTATTGAAATGGCGTGATGAGTGTTTTGAACTTGTGGAAAGTGATAGAGAGGAGTGAGAAAAGTGAAAATTTTAACAGTTAGTGATTTGATAAAAATTCTTGATACAAAAGAAAATAGATATGGTGCTACAGGAAAACCGAGAATGTTGGATTTATCTTTAAATGGCATTTTTGCTGGCAGTATTGAATCTGTAAAGCTAGATGGTTATGGAGATGGACTTATTACGGATGTGACGATGGAGATTACCTCATCTAAATTCACAACAACCAATGCCGACAGGATAAGGAATATGTCGGATGAAGAGTTGGCAGAATTTCTTGTCGGATTTAAAAACGCATTCGGGGAGGAATACGAAGGAGAAGCTAGTTGTATGGATTGGCTTCAATCAGAAGCGGAATAGGAGAGAATATGAAGTATATAAGTAATGCAAAATATGGAGAGCCAGTTGAAACAGGAACTATCTACAGAGGCGACAATAAAAGATTAGGTATATGTGTTCATACACTATGTGGTTGTGGAGAAACACTATATATGAATTGTCAGACACTAGGTATTGTGGATAGAAAATTAAACAGTACATCTATAATGAGTGCGATAAGCGAAGCTCAATTATTGGTGAAACGGGAGCTTGATTTACTTAGCAAGGAACTTAATTCTATATTGAACAGTGAGATAGAAATATCAAGGTATTAGAAAGTGAGGAAAAGTAATGAATCGTATAATTTTATGTGGAAGAGTTGTTAGAGAGCCAGAGATTAGATATTCACAGACAGTAAACGGAAGTATGGCAGTAGCAAGATACACATTAGCTGTTGACAGAGCTTTTAAGAAAGAGGGCGAACAGGCAGCAGACTTTATTAACTGTATTGCATTTGGCAAGAACGGAGAGTTTGCAGAGAAGTATTTACATCAAGGAACTAAGATTATTGTTGAGGGTAGATGGCAGACAGGCAATTACACTAACAAAGACGGACAGAAAGTTTACACTAATGATTGTGTTGTTGAAAGACACGAATTTTGCGAAAGCCGTGCTAATCAGCAGAGCAATAACAGTAATGGAATTATGGGCGGTAATGCTAGTTCAGACAGCATTATGTCAATTCCAGATAATGTGGCTGACGAGGGATTACCATTTAATTAAGAGGTGTAAGTATGACAGAGAATGAGGCAATAGAAAAACTGAAAAATATGCGGTTGTTTATGCAGATTGAGGACAAGGGCAACGACTTCAAGTTTACAGAAGATGATTACAAAGCTAATGAAATGGCAATACAGGCACTTGAAAAAGTACAACAGTACCGGGAAATCGGCACGCCGGAAGAATGTAGGGCGGCGGCGGTTAAGCAGACGGCGAAGAAACCTATATTTAACCATAACCTTAGTGATACTCTTTCTGTATTCCATTGTGAATGTGGAAACACAATTAAAGTCAGTCACGATATAGGGATAATGGATAACAACAATGCGCCAAATTACTGTAGTAATTGCGGTTGTAAATTTGATTGGAGTGATGAAGAATGAGATTGATTGACGCAGATAAACTAATTGAGGATATTCACAAAAGAAATTATATCAATAAGGCTTTATCTGAAATATTTGAAACTATCATTGATGAGCAACCAACGGCTTTTAGTATGGGAGCTAAACCTATTGATAATTTTATAAATCCTTTTGAAGCAAAGGCAGGTGGCAATTCTTGAGTTATCAGAACATAGCAAGAGTCAAGGCGATAGAGAAAAGTAATAGGCAAAGGCTACTAAAGATAAATCCACAACTTGATGACGAGAGCGGCATTTACTTTTTAACTAGAATTGACGAGAATGGCATTCCTTATTTTTACATCGGGCAAGCACTACACCTATCGCAGAGGATGTGTGGACACCTTGTAGGGTATCAGCACATAGATTTATCAATCAAGAAAAGAGGATTTTACAGTGAAGAAAATCCCTATGGCTGGAAACTTAATTTCATTCATTATCCAGCAAATGAGCTTGATAAATGGGAACAGTACTGGATTTTGGAGTACACCAAGAAAGGTTATCAGTGTAGATATAACAAGACAGCAGGCGGTCAAGGAGAGGGCAAGGAGAAGATAAATGAATTTAAACCCTCTAAAGGTTATCGTGACGGCATACAGCAAGGCAAAAAGGTGTTAGCAAGGCAATTATCCTCTATCGCTGAAAAGCACCTTAAAATCGAAATTAGAGACGATAAGGCCAATAATAAGGTGTCGCAGAAACAGTATGAGAAATTTATGGATTTATTGAAAGTGGGTGGTTCAGAATGAAGATTTTAAGCAAGAAGAAATACAACAAACTCATTGAAGATTTTGAGGAATTGCAGAAAAAGGTCGAGGAACTCAAAAGGATAAATGAGAGCATCGGAAAAAAGTTGGAAGATAATAAGACCGGTTGCAGGCTGAATAAAGGTAGTCAATTTTGCTTCGACTGTAAAAATTCTTACAGATACAGAACTTATATGGGAATGGGAGAAGTTGAACAGTGTGGTTGCTTGCTTGATGTGTCTTGCGAGAATTTTGAGAGGAAAGAAAGCGAGTGATTCAGAATGAAAAGAAATGATTGCATAGAGGTATTAGGTCACTTGAAAGAAAAGCTGAAAGAAAAAGATATAATTGCCGTACAGGATAGCGAAGATGATTATAAATGTCCTGTATGCGGTCAGATTTTTACAGGTGAAGATATTATTAAATACTCTTACAAGTGGTGCTATAACTGCGGCCAGAGAATAGATTTTGCTCTTCCGAGAAACAGATTTAATTAACTAAAAATCAAAGAAAGGAATGGGTTGTGCGCACATAAAACCGAGGTTTCCTTTTGGTAGATTTAAAATGGAAGAAAAAGTAAAAATTTTTAATGATGATTTTTTAAATATTGTTAAAAATATAGCTGATGAAAGCATTGATTTAATTGTTACCGACCCACCATACCCAACAACATCTAGGGGAAATGCGGGAAACAGTGGTGGAATGTTTCAAAAGAAGATAAATAAACAAGGAAAAGTTTTTAATTATAACAATATAGATTGCGATATGTATGCATCTGAATTTTACCGCATATTAAAAAATGGTAGCCATTGTTATGTTATGACTAATCATATTAATCTTATAAAAATGCTTAACAGTTTTACGGATTTAAGAACAGAGGACGAAAAAAAGAATGGTATTAAGCAATACGGATTTCATTTTATTAAGTCTTTAATTTGGAACAAGGGAAATAAAATTATGGGGCAATTTTATATGTCGCAATTTGAATATATCCTCTTTTTTAGAAAAGGGAAAGGGATAAAAATAAATAATTGTGGCACAAGCGATATATTGTCGATTCCCAATATAAAAAGAAAAGATGCAAATGGTAAAAATCTCCACGATACCGAAAAGCCAGTAGCGCTGATGAAAATATTAATTGAGAATTCATCATTAGAAAATCAGATTGTTTTAGACCCTTTTATGGGGATAGGCTCTACCGGAATTGCTTGTTTACAAGAAAATAGAAAATTCATAGGAATTGAAATTGATGAAAAGTATTTTAATATAGCAAAGAATGAAATGCTTGTATTTGAAAAGGACAGTCAAATGAATATAAGCGATTTTATAGGAGATACAGTATGACACAGGACGGACAATTTGAATTAACCGACTTTTTAGGTAAGAAGATTGAGAGTAAATCTGTTATGGACTTGACAGATTGGATAAATAGTCAAGGCAAGGCACAGTATTCACAGATTGGCGAGATTATAGAAGAAGTTTACAATCGTGAAAAAGATAGTGGAGAACTTGTTGAAAGGCTCACAAATGCTGTATCGGTGTATGTTCTTAATCAGTCTATGGGATATATGAACTATTTGAGAAAGGAAAGTGAGTGATGAAAGACGAAACAAAGCAGGAAATACAGATTTTACTTGACCTACTCAAAGGCAGTCTTACGAGAAATGGTGTAAGTATGGCAACCGACAATAGTGGCAACTTGATGTTCTTTGATACATCTGCCTATGTTAGAAGTAAAGGTAAGGAATTTGACGGATTTAGAGTTAATATCAACGATTTAGTGAAGTAACAATGTGACAGAACTTGAAGAGGTAATTATGGCAGGCAATTTTATTAAAATTGACAGAAAGATTTTAAAGTGGGAATGGTGGAGCGATATTAATACATTCAGACTTTTTATGTATATGTTGATAAGTGCCTATTGGAAAGACGGAAATTATAAAGGCAAGATAATTGAAAGAGGGTCTTTCCCCTCTTCAATATCTGAATTATCAAAAGAAACTAATTTGTCTGTAATGGAAATTCGTACCTCACTAAAACACTTACAATTAACAGGCGAAATAACAAGCAAAGCAACAAACAAATTCACGATATTTACTGTAGTTAACTACAATTTGTATCAAACGGATAACAAGCAAGATAACAAACAAATAACAAGCAACTTAACAAACAATCAGCAAGCAGATAACATTCTATTAACAAACTCTATATTAAAAGAAAGTAAGAATGAAAGAACAGAAGAAATTAAAGAAGATAAGAATATGGAAAAAGATATTACTAACGTAATATCCAAAAAGAAAAGTTATTATCCAGATGACGAATTGCTTGATGAAGCATTTAACGAGTATGTGACAATGCGTAAGAGAATTAAAAAACCTATATGCACCGACAAGGCATTACATAGGGCTATGAACACTCTTGAAAAGCTGTCGGGTGGAGATAATGACTTGGCTGTTAAAATTCTTAATCAGTCAGTAGACCATTGTTGGCAAGGATTATTTGAACTGAAAGAAGATAATTCTAATAAGCAACAAGGCAAGAAAAATGTATTTGATGAATGGAAAGAGGCGATAGAATGACAAAAGAACAGGTTGGCAAACTTTTAATGACAATACAGGCTTATTATCCCAATTACAATCCGCCAGATAAAAAGATTGCTATTAACGCTTGGTATGTAATGCTTGCTGAATATCCAGAAGAATTAGTTTTACAGGCGTTAAGGGCTTGTATTGCAACTAATACTAGCGGTTTTGCACCAGATGTAGGACAGATAATGAGCAAGATACAGACTATATCACAGCCACAGGAACTTGACGGAATGGCAGCTTGGGGGTTAGTCAGCAAAGCGTTACGGAATGGCACATATGGAGCGGTTGAAGAATTCAACAAACTACCGCCACTTATCAGGCAGGCGGTTGGTATGCCAGATAACCTTAAAAACTGGGCGACATCAGACTATCAGACGATAGAAACAGTAATACAATCAAATTTTCTAAGAACCTACGAAACGGTTGTTAAGCGTGCAAATGAAATAAATCGTATGCCAGACGACATTAAATCACTTATCGAAAAGACGAATACTAATTCGTATAAGGCTCAAATCGAGCAAAAATTCCAAAGAGATATAAATACACCTACAATCAAAGAAAATGTCCTTATTGGTCAAAATACAAACGCAGAAGAATATATTGAAGCACCTAAAGAAGTGCAAGATAGAATTGACAGAATGAGAGGTTGATTTTCAATGGAGACAACGCCAATTAGTCCGCAGAAGAAATTATATAATTACCGCCGAGAGAATGGATTGTGCCCTAAATGCGGCAAGCCGCTTGATAGAAAAGGCTTTTATTGTGAAGAATGTAGGGAGAAGCAAACGACTTACAGTAGAGAAACTAGAGAACTTTGCAGGCAGTTTAAAATCTGCCCGGAATGTCGCAAAAATAAACTTGTGGGTGATGAAAAGATATGTCCGGAATGTTTGGCTAACAAAGCTGAATATAGAGCTAATCACCCATTAAGTGATGATAAGCGAAGAAAAAACAATGAAGCATTTAAACAATATTCAAAAAACTTATACGCTGAACGTAGAAAAGCTGGCATATGTGTTAGATGCGGCAAGACTAAAGCTGTTGAGGGCAAAGCAAAGTGTTTTATATGCCAGAGTAAAGATAATGCTATCCACAGAAAAAGAACTGAAAATAGGCAAAATATAAAAGAATATCGCAAAGAAAATCACTTGTGCTATCGTTGTGGAGAACCTATTGACAGACCACAAGGACAATTATGTCAGAAATGCTGGCAGACAGACTACGAAAGAGGTAAAAGTCTTAAGAATGACAATAACAAGCATTTATGGCGGTATGATAATCAATTTTTAAGAAAGCGGTGAACAAACGGAAGAAGAGAAAGATGAAATTATGCAAAGAATACAAGAATTAGAGTACTCAATGCATATCCACACTTTAATTCTGAAAGAAATGCAAAAAGTTTTAGAAGAAAATGTTCAAAACCAAGTTTCAGTACAAGAAATAATAAAGAAAATTGTCAAAATACTTGATAAATAAGGAGTATGTATGAGTAAGTCAGAACAGAAAAAGTTTAAGGAACAAATGTTACGTGTTCAGATGAATAGAATTAGCAATGAACAGCAGAAGAAAAATTTTGAATCAGCATTAATATTAATTTTATGGGTGCTGCACGATAAGTTCGGTTTCGGACAACAGAGATTAACAAAAGTACAGAGAGAACTCAAAGTGCTTATAGATAACTATAATGACGGATTATTCACAGCAGAAGAGCTTGTTAATCAGTTATACGAAGAAACAGGAATAGAACATATTAAGTTTAAATAAGGAGATAGGCTTATGAAGTTTTCAGAACTGACTAAGCCGGAACTTGATGAGATAATTAAAAATGCCAATTTTACAGAAGAAGAACTAAGAATTTTCAAGTTGCTTGTGGGTAATATGAGCTTAGAACAGGTTAGCCAAAGACTTATGTTATCCAAAGCAACAATTTCAAGAAGAATTAAGGATATGAAAATCAAGATAGAAAGGACTGATGACATGGTTAAAACAATTCCTATATGGGAAAAAGTTACATTAACAGTTGAAGAAGCGTCCGAATATAGCAATATCGGAATTAATAGAATCAGCAGTATGCTTAATGAAATTAGCTGTCCATTTGTTTTAAGAGTTGGGAATAAGAGGCTTGTTAAGCGTAAGGAGTTTGAGCACTATATAGAAAAAAGTAACGAAATATAGAGATATATTGAAATATATGCCTTGATGTAGTAATATGTGGTTGTCTATATCAAGGCTTTTTTCAAAAGAAAGGAGCTTTTGAATGGGAAAAGATTTAAAAGGTAAAGAACTAGGTGTAGGATTGTCGCAGCGAAAGGACGGTGTGTATCAAGGGAGATATAAAGATAGATTTAATAAGATTAAATATATTTATGGCACAAAGTTATCAGAAGTTAAAAAAGAATTGGCTGTTGCAATAGCAGAAAATATTCAATTTACAAGCATTAGAGATGATATTAAGCTGGACGATTGGTTTAATCGTTGGATAGAAGTGTACAAAAAGAAAAGTGTACGCCCTAATACCCTTAGAGAATACACTCACATATACAATAAAAATATATCACCTTTTTTAGGAAATCGCAACATAAATTCCTTTGTTAAATCAGATATTCAAACACTAATTGATAAAATAGCTGATGACAATTATAAATATGAACGGCAGAACAAGATTAAGGTTATACTTAATGATATGTTCAGTAGAGCAATAGAAGATGACTTAATGATTAAAAATCCAGCAAAAGGTGTAAAGCTTAGGGCTGATAAAGAACTTAAAGCTTTCACACTAACAGCAAAACAACAGATAGAGTTTTTAGAAGCAAGTAAAGGGACATTTTACGATAATTTGTATAATGTGGCAGTTAATACAGGCTTGCGCCCAGGAGAACTGTTTGCACTTACACCTAATGATATACACTTAGATGAGGGGTATATTGATGTTAATAAGACACTTGTGTATCAAAAATACCTTGATGATAAGTGCAAAACTTTTCACATTGAGCCGCCTAAAACCAAACAGAGTTATAGACAAGTACCTATTAACAGCGAATGCATTAAATATCTTGAAAAGCAGTTCGAATTAAAGGATATTGTAAAGTGCAAAAGACCTAAAGAGCAGAACAATTATTTGTTTGTGACAAGTTATAACACGCCTCTCAATTCGCAGATTTATTCAGATTCAATTAAAGCTATTGTTAAGCAGATAAATCTTGCAAGAAGTTTTGATAACGAATTTCCTGTGTTTAGTGGACATACTTTAAGACATACGTTTGCGACAAGATGTTTTGAGTCGGGCATAGAGCCGAAAGTTGTTCAATCATATTTAGGTCATGCAACTCTTAAAATGACAATGGATTTATATACACACGTAACAGAAGAAAGAGCGGCAGTAGATATTGAAAGAATTGTGAAAGACAAGGACAACATTGTTGATTTTAAAAAAAGTGCTGTGTAGTAAGTGTGTAGTACTACACACATTAAAATTGAAAAAAACCACAAAACAATGGGGGTTAAGATGTATAATATATTTAACTTGGAAAACTTATTACGTATATCAGACAACTCCTTATGAACTTAACAAAAAGCACGATAAATGCGGTATTTAAGGGTTTTTAAGTGGCATTGGACTGATTATCAATTTCCACATATTTCTATGTATTTCTATGTATTTCAATAGCAAAAGTGTGTAGTAAGTGTGTAGTGACAGGATTAAAAGTGTGTAGTAAATTAAAACTAAATAAAGCCTTGATGTATGACATAAATATGAGAAGAACTTGATAATGTTCTTCTCTTTTTTTATGCAAAAATATAATCAGAAAGAGAGGTAATGCGAATGTTTTCTGATGAAGTTAGAGAAAAAATCTTAAGCAAAGAAGAATTGCAGAAACTTGACTTAGTGACATTATCTCTTGTTATCCACGCAATCGAGGAAGTTTTAGAGGAGGCAGACAATGAACAATCCTTATCAAGCAATGCCTATGATGAATAATTCTTATATGCAATCTCAAAATCCATATATGGATAGAATGAACTTTTTACAAAATTATCAGCAGAGCTTACAGCAGCCAGTGGCAGGGACACAAATGTCCTTAGCAAATCAACAGGTTATGCCACAACAGATAGCAGGCATTAACGGAAGAATAGTACAGACAGTTGAAAATATTAATGCAAATGAAGTGCCTATGGATGGCTCAATGGCATTTTTCCCTAAGCAGGATATGTCGGAAATTTATGTTAAGGGTTGGAATGCTGACGGAACAATTAAGACAGTTGTGTATAAGCCTTATACAGCCCCTAAAGATAATCAGACAGTAAATTCTATGGCTAATACAGAAAACGCTAAATTTACCCTATCAGACGAAAGCACACAGCTATTTCTGAATAAGTTTGAGGAATTATCGGAGAAAATAGGGCAGTTGGAAAATAGATTTGATAAATCTTTAGGAACACAGAGAAAAACATCAAGAACTCAAAGTAAGGGCGGTGATGAAGAATGAATCAGCAGTTAATTCAAACTATAAATCAACTTAAGTCAATTCGGAATCCACAGCAAATGGCAATGAATTGTTTACAACAGTCGGCACAGCGTGGAAATCCTATGGCAAAAAACTTGCTTAATCAGATAAACAGTGGAAACACGCAAGGCGCAGAGCAAATTTTAAGTAATTTTATGAATACACAAGGAATAAACCTTAATGATATTAAGGGTATGATGAATTAGGACATTTTGGGTTGTGCGCACATAATGACCGGTTATCCCATTTGTTAATAAAATAAATGGAGGTAAACAAGATGTTTAATTCAAACGGAGTTAGTCTCGCAGATATTGCCGCAGTAACAGGCAATAATCGTAATAACGATGGTATGTGGGGCGATGGTGCATGGTGGATTGTAATTCTCTTAATCTTTGGCTGGGGCAATAACGGCTGGGGCGGTTTCGGTGGAAATGGCAACGGCGCAGGCTACACTGATTCAGCTATACAAAGAGGTTTTGACAATCAGGCAGTTATCAGCAAGTTAGATGGCATTTCTAACGGACTTTGTGACGGCTTCTATGCTATGAACAATAGTATGCTCACAGGTTTCAATGGTATTAACACAAATATCATGCAGACCGGATTCGGTATCCAGCAAGCTATTAACGCTGATACAGTCGCTAATATGCAGAATACAAACGCATTACAGGCACAGCTTGCTAACTGTTGCTGTGAGACAAGAGAAGCTATTCAAGGCGTAAACTACAACATGGCAACTAACACTTGTGCTTTACAGAACACAATGTGCAACAACACAAGAGATATTATCGACAGCCAGCAGGCAGGAACGAGAGCTATCCTTGATTTCTTAACAAATGATAAGATAGCAACACTTACAGCAGAGAACAACGATTTACGCAGAGCCGCATCACAGGATAGACAGAACGCACTTCTTACAACTCAGATGGCAGCTCAGACACAGCAGATTATCAACTCTGTAAATCCTACGGCTATTCCAGCTTATGTTGTGCCTAATCCTAATGCTTATGTTTATGGATGTGGTTGCAATACAGGATGCGGCTGCTAAAACTGAATAATTGAGTATCTTAATTGAGTTTAACTCGATTATGTCTGCTAAGCAGTATTACTTATAATCAAAGGGCAGACTATAATGTTTGCCCTTATTTTTTTGAAAGAGAGGTAAAGATAATGGAAATAACAGGAATTGCATTACAAACAGTTGCCGCCGGAGAAGATGTTGCATTTACAGAAACACCGGTATGCGGTAGCAAATGTATAGTACACAGACAGGGAAGCGGAATTATCAAGCTAAGAGGTATCACAAATCAGTGCAAGGCTAGATTTTTGGTATCGTATTCCGGCAACATTCAGATTCCGACAGGTGGTACAGTTGGAGCTATTTCACTTGCCATTGCAGTAGACGGAGAGCCTTTACAGTCAACACGAATGATTGTAACACCAGCCGCAGCACAAAATTTACAGAATATTAGTTCACAGGCATACGTTGATGTACCTTGTGGCTGTTGCAGTACAGTAGCGGTACAGAATACATCTACACAGGCTATTGAAGTACAGAACAGTAATTTGATTGCAGTAAGGGAGGCTTGATATTATGCACAAATGGGCTAAACAGATTATGGAATGTGTCAAGGCAAAAGTTGAAGCAATCGGATTAGATAGCTTTGAGGGGCAGAACCTTGACGATTTAAAGGACTTTACAGAAATAGCGAAGAACATAGCTTGCTTTGACAAGGATTACAGAATTGTTGAAGCTATGGAAAAGTCAGAAGATAATGAGGATATTATGCGTATGCTTGAACAGTACGAAGATTATCCGGACAGAAGATACTATGACCACTACCGCTATGCAAATGGCAGATTTGCCCCAAAAGGCAAAGGAACATACCGCAGAGGATATGAAGAGCCGCCATATTACCATATGTACCCAGAAGCAGAGCATATGAGGGATATGGATAGAGATTATGGCAAGATGTACTATACAGAGCCAATGTCTGAAAGTAATTACGACAGAGCAAAGAGAAACTACACAGAAACTAAGGAAATGCACAAGGCTAATACACCAGAAGATAAGGAACACAAGATGAAGTCGCTTGACAGCTACACCAAGGAACTTGCAAGCGATATTACAGGTATGGTAGCTGATATGTCGGCAGAAGAGAAGAACTTGCTTAGAACAAAGTTAAGTACTCTTGTATCTAAGATATGATTTTAAGGGCTATGGGTAGCAATATTCATAGCCTATTTCATTCAGAAAGGAGCATACAGATGATTTTTAACATTAATGGTACAATGTGGCGAGTACAATATAAAAATTCAAATTCGGGTGAATTAAAGCGGTCAGACAATGTTTTTGTGCTAGGCGTAACAGATAGAAATACGCATACAATTTATCTGTCAAATGCCTTGCGTGGATTTATGCAACGCAAAGTGCTGATACACGAAGTATGCCACGCAATCTGTATGTCCTATGATGTGTATTTGCCTATCGAACAGGAAGAAATATTGTGCGATTTTGTGGCAACTTATGGAGATGAAGTATTTGACATTGTTGATATGGTGCTTGGAGCAGTTAGGAGAGTGGGATAATGAGCATTGATGAGTTGTTAAAGATAATTCAAAAGACTAATCCGACTATGACAAAAGAATTATTGATATATGAGCTTAGTCAATGCCGGTATTCAAGTAAAGCATTGATTTATACAGAAAAATGTTGCCAAAAAATTTCGGGGTAACGCATTTGATACCTCCCCCGGATACATCTTTGATATTCAGAAAAAACGATTTTGACAATTTTTAAAATTCGGTTCAGATTTCGTTCAAATCCTATTTAAAAAATTGAAAAAATTTTCCCACAAAATATAATGTGAAATTTTTGAAACCCCCGTCATATGCAATTTTGAAATCCAAAAATCGGTTACACAGAATTTTAATTTTTGCTCCCGATTTCGTTCGGATTTGCCCTGAAAAATTGATGAAAAACTTTAACAGATTAAAGTGCATTATATAAACTTGACCGGCTGCGATTCGTGCTTGTTTTGACTTTGTGACTTTGTGATTTGACCTGTGCGGCGGTTTTATTGTGTCGGTGTAGACTTATAAGCCTACAGAACAAAACAGCCTTAAAACGCCTTTGGCAGCGTTGCATAAAATGGGGATAATATGCCCTTGCAAGTCGTGGAAGCTGTCGCCAGTTCTGGAGAATTCAACAGAACGCACGCCGCCCCAACTGGGTACACTTGTACACCTAAAAAGGCACAAAGTCTTATATATAAGCATAGCATTGTTATATTAATTTTTCAAGGTACATAAAGAAAAGCATATAAATATATACGCTTAGTGCTTGCGGCTGGAATCGAACCAGCCAAACCAGAGCAAGCCAAAAAGGGCGCAGATTGTACGCCCTTAAAAAGCTAATTCATTATTTTGTTTTTTATTTGTTTTAAAAGCTTTTTATCAATTTGATAATTTTCCACTCCTCGCATTTTTAAGACATAGGTACTTATGTCTTTATAATACAAATCAACAATTCCTTCTCTGTTGTGCCAGTCGTTTACATCTCCTTGCCAGCATTTTATTCTGTGCTCTTCTTTTTGCCTTGCGATTTCTACACTTTCGGCAAAATCTTTTTCTATATTTATTTTATCATTCAAAAACCTGTTTATTAAACCCTTAAAGGTTTTTAAATCTGATTTATATATATAAATTATATATAATTTTCTATAAATTTCTTTGCTTCTCTCGGTAAGCAATATATCTTTTTCTTTTTCTGCTTTAATCTGTTCTAACTCTGCCGCAGTTCTTCTTGTATACGTTCTCTTTTTTCTGTTAGATATAATTTCATCGAATTCTTTAACCGTAAAGTTTAATACTGCATTTTCTTCTATACAATAAAAATCTGTTTCATTGTAAATTTTTCCTGTATGATGCCAGGAAGACCACACCAGAAAATTCTCTTTCAATTCTTTTAATGTCATTTTTTTAAAATCCATTTCTGTTTTTTTATCAGCGTGCCAAAAAATGTTATCTATCTCTTCTAAAATAGTGGTTTTAGTCCACTTATACATAGGTTTTTCACCTTGCGAATACGCCCAAACGGCGTTGTTACTCATTTGATTTTTATAATATCCTGCCATCTTTTTAAATCTCCTTTACTTTTTATATTTTATATGCTATTATAACAAAGACATTTGTTGTTGTATATTTTTAGGACAAGTGCTATTTTGAATGGTAAGAGAGGAAGTATATTGTACTTCCTCTCTTTTATTTTAGCAAGCCGGGGAATCGAACCCCGGAACCGCACCGCCTATGTCTGCTTGATTTTACAAATCTTTTTTTCTACCTACATCTTCTACGCTGTGCGAATATCCGCACATTGTATGGAAAGCCTCGCCATTATCTTCTGGGACTTCATAACCATTCACGCGGAGAAGGTCTGCGGCGGTCTGCAAATAAGCGTTTCCATAACCGTATTTAATGCTGCTTTTGAATTCTTCACCATTTACAATAACTGTTGTGGTGTGGTATGTGTTGCCATACGACTTCTGAAACCATCTTTTTCCAAAAATTTCCAATTCATTAATCTTTTTCATAACCTTGTACCATTTCGCCGACTGTGATATAATCGGCTTACCTTTCTTTTTGATTGGTGGCGGTTCGTTCTTGGTAGGAGTGACCGCCTTTTTGTATGTCCTCTTGACAGTTATTATAATAAACCTAAAACGGTTTAAAGTCAATAGCTAAAATAAACTTTTTTTAGATTATTTTTTAATTGACTTTATAAGCCACAAATTATATAATGTAAGAAAAAAATATAGGAGGGTACAAAGCTATGCTTGTATATAAAATAGATGTGCTTGATACGCTTAAAGAAAGTGGCTATAATTCCACACGCATATTAAAAGAGAACTTAATCAGCCAATCAGCAGTGCAGAAGATACGCAAAAATGAAATGGTGGGAATTAAGACAATAGAAAAGCTATGTGAGTTGTTGGATATGCAACCGGGAAACATCATTAAATATGTAGAGAAAAAATAAACCAAAAAAGTTTAAAAAGTGTTGACAATAAACGATAAATGGTTTATTATAATGGCAGAAACAAAGAAAGGGCAGCCGAAAGGCTGAAAAGGTGGATATATGAAAGCTATTAAAAGAACCAGATTGGCAGAAATGCCATTTGATAAGTACAACGACGAAGACGGATTTGTTCACGCTACAGGTGATATTGTCACATTAGAAGATGGGACAGAAATTTTAGAATATGAAGACTGTATCTTTGATGATGCTGATAACTGCATCTATGAGGACGAAGATACAAGCTTAGAAGAGTAAAATTAATATATTTATTAATATAGCCTTAAAATTGGAGGATAAAAATTATGAGATATTTAACAGTTAGAAGAAACAAGAACGGAGAACCAAATAAAACAGATTTAAAGAGCCTTAAAAAGTTCTTTACGAGTGAAAACGTGGGAAAATATGCAGATTATGATAGTTATTTATTTGCAGTGGAGGAAACAAAGAACGCCGGCAAGGAATTTATTGGATATACGTTTAAAATAGCAACAAAGGCGGAGAAATCCGGCGGATGCGATTATTATTTTGGAGAAGTTCTTGATACTGGGGATAAAGTTGTTATATCTACAGAGAACGGATACAAAAATTTGGCACAGGCTTACAATAAAGCCTTAGAGATAATCAAGAAAGAGTTTTAAAATTGAATAGATAAAATTAAAAGGGGAGCGTTAAGTTCCCCTTTTTTGCACGCCTTGCGTTGCGGTTAAAAAAATACAAAAACGTATATTTCAATACATCCGATGTTATTGTTTAAAAATACAAAATAGCATATTTCAATACATTTTTTGTTACTGTTTATGCTTAACATAATAAACAGATTTTTACATTATGTCAAGCTTAAAATTAAAATTGACTTTATAATATATTTATGCTATATTATTTTAATAATTAAATATATAAGATTTACACCCGATAATATTAAAAATATTATTGGGTTATTTTTATGTTATTAGTATATATTACAATAAGCTGGATAAGCTCCAGCAGAAAGGGGAACAGATGGAGAAAGTACAGGAAGCACCAGAAAGTCAAGAAATTTTTGAAAATGAAATTGATATGTATTTCAAAAGATTTTGCAAAGATGAAAACGTTGAAGATATGGCAGCGGCTCCGCAATCCCTTTTTTATGCCGCCTTGATTTATGTATATAACAATACTTTTAAAGGCACTAATAGGTTAAAATTAAAGGGTAAATTACAGGGATATAATAATAATAATTATAATAATCAATATAGTAATATAAATAATAGTAATTGTAATAGTTATAATTATGAGTATCTTAATTATATAGCAGATTATTATATATATATGTGTTATAAGTATAATAAAATATGTACTATATCAGGATATTGTAAATTAACTGGTATAAGAGAAGATATTGTATATAATTGGGGAAATGAGAGCAGAACGCCACAACTAAGTACATCGGCAAACAATTTATATCAAAAACTGTCAAAAGATTATGAATCTAGTGGAGAGGCTCGGCTCTGGTCCGGTAAGAACCCAGTCGGACAGCTTGCGGTCATGAATCGTCGTTTTGGTTGGAATCTTCCAGGCGTCAGCAGAGAAAGCAGCAATAAAACACCTCTTACAGCCGCAGAAATACGCCAGCAATTGAGCCAAAACAATACACAATTAACCGATAAACAGCAGATAAACGCTGTAAACAATTCAGACACAATTTAAACCACTTGAAAACCGCTTAAATACTGGGTTTGTGAGTGCTAAGCATTTAGATAACGCTGATAAATTAAGGTTTATCGGCGTTATTGTATGGATATTGTGTTAATTGTGTTAATTGTTTGAGAATATGGCATAAAATAGACACGATTACACGGATAAGGGCGGAGGGGGTTTATTTACCTCCGGAACACGCCCCAACTAAGTCGCTCAATTATCCAAAATAACAAAAAGCCCTTATATATTAATATATATTTATATTATTATCACCACATAATACACATATTATATAATTATATATAAATAATACCTAACTATTAATCATATAATTAATACTAATAAATCACTTATATATTTAATTAAAAATAATCCAATTAACATCTATACATTTAAGCTAATTAGGTGTATAATAGACACATATTAATTAATCACAAGATATTCAATAAACACATCAGAGAATCAGCTAGTCGGCTGAATAAATTCCAAAAAATTTTAAAAAACAGAAAAAGAGTTAGGAGTTATAAATGCAGGGCAATGAATACCAAAAATTGGCAATGCGTACTAACGATAAAATGGCTCATCATAGATTAAGTACTGAATTGACTGGTAAGTTTTCGCTTAGCCCTCTAGCAGAAAGCAATGCTAAGTGTAGCAACATAAATGACATAGCAGGACTTCTTAATGGTGTCTTAGGCTTAACTGGTGAAGCTGGAGAAGTATCAGACCTTGTTAAAAAGGGTATATTCCACGAAAAAGGCATAGACTTAGAACATCTTAAGAAAGAGTGTGGCGATGTTTTATGGTACGTTGCTATGATTTGTGAAGCTTGCGGTTTTAATCTTGATGATGTAATGCAGACAAACATAGATAAACTTATAGCACGTTATCCGGACGGTTTTGACACTTACAGAGCTAATCACAGACAGGCAGGTGATAAATAATGGGTAATCAGGATAAGCACTGTTACCAGTGCAAACATAGACATAAGTTATATTGTGAAAAGCCTTGTAATGCCTGTAATGGCAATCCAAATGTTGTAAAAGGCAAGGATAACTTCACAGAGCTTGAAACAGCAAATAAAAATGCAGTACTCTTTGAAACAAAAGAATAGCATATTGCCCCTTAGCCAAGTGGTCAAGGCACAGGATTTTGATTCCTGTATCGTGGGTTCAAATCCCACAGGGGTAGTTCAAGTGTTTAATTACACTTGTGCCTTTACAGGACTTATTGGTTTACTAGCATTAAGTTCTCCTTTCACCTCATAGCAAGAGCTGTTAAGGACCGTCAGAAAGTCCGTGAGGTTTTACGCATATCCCACACAAATATGCGTAGTAATTATTTCAAATATTTCATAATCAGCAGTTATCCTTAAGGGATAGACAGCGAGCGAAGCCACTTTCTTTGAACAGCCAAACTGCACGGGCGTAATCACTTCCATCCAGCTTTGCCACGACCTGTTATAGGTGTCATAGCCTATACTGCTGTTAAGACTAGCACTTTATATCCACTCAAAACAATATTTTTAAGCGTATAAATGACCTCCAAAGTGATTTATAAATGTGAATTGTTTAATCTCTCTGTGCTAGTCTTTTTTATTTCAACTTGTCAGAAATTCTTACAAGTTGACGGATAGTAGTTCAGTTGGGAGTAACGCTTGATTTATTCAAGTAGTCACAGGTTCAAGTCCTGTCTATCCGATTACAACAAACTAGGTGATGCAGACCGAAAAGCACTTCCGCTGTGCCTGTTTGTTGTTTTTATTGATTAAGCGGAGTGTGTATCACAGGCATACATAAATAATATCAAGCGGAGGTATTCAATATGGCAACAATCAGAGTGCATAAAACAAAAAATTACACAGTTATGAGTAATACTCATTTAAGGGATAAGAGCTTAAGCTTGAAAGCAAAAGGATTATTGTCTGTAATGCTTTCATTGCCCGATAATTGGGATTATTCAATAGCTGGGTTAGTTGCAATAAGTAAAGAGAATGAAACAGCTGTTAAATCGGCTTTAAATGAGTTAAGGGATAATAATTATGTTGTGGTTACTAAGGAAAACCCGACAAAAAGCAATGGTGGAAGAATAAAGTACACCTACGAGGTTTACGAAGAACCATATAAACAGAAAATAGAAAAACAAGATACAGAAAATCTAGGGGTTGAATGTCAACAGGTAGAAAACCACGGACAATTAAATACTAATGAATTAAGTACTGATGAATTAAATATTAATATACAAAATACTAATGAATTAAATACTAAAAGTAATTCTCTTAACAGAGAACAGTGCAATTCTTTTTTACCCAAAGATAAAAAAGCGAAAGAGTTTAAGCCGATAAGCGAATACTCTCAAAGTGATTGGGAAGTTGCCGAGGAAAGAATGATAAGTAGAGCTGGCAAGATAGCTTATGATTGGACTAATGATAAAACGCTCAAAGAAAATGTAGAAGCATTCTTTAAATACTTTTTAGATAAACACGGAGAATGTACTGGGAAATATCATTACCCATTAACGGACAAGGTTCTATCAAGAGTGGTAGATAATTTAACAAAAGAAACCGACATAGAGCGTGACGGATATACAGATACCTATTATGCGGCTATAAGTGATATGGACGATAATACAGACTACAAGATGTTAGTTGATGAATATTTCAATACAAAGTTTTCAGCACAATGTGATTACAGCTTAGTTCACTTTTCTTCTGAAAAGGTTTTGATTAATATTATGAACCACACTTGTAAGAGCAGTTGGTGCGAAAGTAAGGAGTGATTATTATGGCTATGGGAGTACACCCACTAAACAAAGATAAGTTTTATGAAGCGATTAACTTATACATATCGGGGCAGGCTTCACAGGTAAAGGCGGCAAAAGTAGCAGGTTGCAGCGTGCCGACATTTAAGAAATATGCTAACAAGATATATGGCGGCGAGGAATTACCGGATAATTTATGGGGGAAGAAGTGATATGTGCGAATTTTGCAAAAACTGGCATGACAAAAATACAATTTGCGGAGCAGACATAAAAATTCATAAATGCGCAAATGAAACAAATTTGACAGAAGCACGGATTTTGAAGAACACAGGAGACGATAAACCGAGTGTTGTTATTATTGCACACACAGCGGCTATGGGATATTTTAATATTGTGTTTTGCCCTATCTGCGGTAGAAAGTTAGTGAAAGAATGAATGAAACTATTTTATATATTTCAAAATCAGAACAGGATATACGAAGCTTTCTGAAATATCTTCAATCAAAGCTAAAAGCAGAGCAAAGGGAATGTACCCTAGATGAAAAACACGATATTTTAAAAGTCCCCAAATATTACGATATTGTCGGGAAGAGTATTCATGGAAATATGCTTGGTGTAGGCTACGGATATTGCAAATATTATTGCTTTTCAGAAGCGTATGATAGAAATAAATACAGCAACACAGAAAATGAAAAGCTTAAAGAAATTCTTATGCATACAAGAGAGGGTGCGGAGAGAATATCGGGGCTTGATATTTTATGTATGCTAGGGTTAGTTTGAAAAGGTTGGTGGAATGATGATTAAAGAAGCATTGTTGGACAGTTCAAAAGGATATGTCAAAGTTTTCTTTGATGGTAACCCAGTTGATAGTATATATACTGTAGATGGCATTACAGACGATGAGTCAGGAATGAAAAAGATACAACTTACTTTTTTAGTGAAAGAAGTACTTTTTAAAGAATAACCGAAGAGTTTACTAATTTTGCAAAAGGGGGATTACTATGAAACATCAAAAAGAATGGCACACTTGTGACAGGTGCGGGAAAGAAATGACATTTTACAATGAGAAATACGCTCATTTTAAAACAGAAGAATTAGAGCCTTTACACGAGAAAACTACATACACGGCAGAGGATTTAGCAAAACAAACACTCCCAATGGCTATATGGAGAAACGAACACAGATATGATTTATGTTTTAAGTGCAGGAGAGAATTTGAGAGGTTTATGAAGAATGAATAATTGTAATCTTACCACTTGCCGATACAATGCAGACGGAAAATGCACGAATGAGGAAAAGAGAGAAGAATGTGTAAGAGTTTCAAAGGCTGTGCTGATGATTGATGGTTTGGCTGATATAGAAGCACCAGATAATCAATGGATTAAGAAGAAAAATCCATTTAATGTTTGCGACACAAATCCTAATTGTGAGTGCGACCCTGAAACTTGTGGATTTGCTGTTGAATATTCCTCATTTGAAGATATTAGCAAAGGAATACATAAATATATGTGCGGTCGTTATAAATGCAAATATCAGAAGCGGAAAGGCGTTTTGTGAAGATGATATATGTACATAATGAACAGACAGTAAGAACATTACAATGGGAATTGAATAAATTTTTGTCAGAAAATAAAAATGATATATTAAAAATTGACAGAAGAGGATTACCAATATTAGTTGAAATGAAAAATGGAGATACAGTTTTATTTATGACATTTATTGTTTTTCATAAGTGGGAAATTGGAAGAAGAAATTATAAAATAATTTAATGATATTACCGGCTAACAAATGGAGCTAGTCATTACATTACTTTAAGGAGCGAGATTATGAAAATATCAGAAATGAATAACTGCATTGAGAAAATGCGTGAGTGTTACAAGTTTGAGGATGATAAAACGGAAATAAGACTTGGCAATATACCAAGTGGTGGCTGTGACAGATGTGTAACTGTCGGTGCAAGGGATGAAAACGGAACACAGATTGAAATGACAAGATATGCGGATGAACTGAACAAGGAGTGAGATTATATGTTAATAGTCGCATTACAAGATGATGTAGATAACCTATATGCTATATGGAATACAGTTACGGACAGATTTTTGGGTGTTAATTTGGACAGAGACTTTGCAATGGACGCAATAATACAATATAAGCATTGTTCTATAGCAGAAGCTAATTCAAGACTAGACAACCCACAACCATTTTCTGACATTGCTAAGGCTATTTGCAATAGCAATATTAAAAGTGCATTAAATGTACTACGCACAAGATGTCACGAAAGTGCAAGAGACAGTTTTGATAAAGGTAATTATGGAATTTTACATATAGTTACAGCAGATGAATTAAAATAAGCAAAATTACCGGCTAACAAATAGAGTTAGTCGCTACCCTAAAACAGTTATAGGCAGAGGTCTATAAGCACCTTTGCTTTTTAAAAGTGGAGGTGCTTTTCTTGAATTCTGAATTAAATCAACTGATAGATGATTGCGAAAAATACATATCCCAAAATGGAATAGATGAAAATATTATAGAAACCTACTACAACGTGTGCCAGCTTGCCAAGAATGAGGGCGAAATTGACACAATGTTAAAATGTACGGCTAGGGCAAAAGAACTCATAGAAAAGGCTTGTATGCGTGATATAGGCATAGATATTTTTGAACTTGAAAAATATACATTCAACAACAATATAGACAATGATTTAGTTAATAGATATTTTGATACCTTATTACTTGAAGCTCCGCACTTATTTCACAGCTATTTGCTTTATCTTGAAAAAGACAGAGAAGAGAGTGAAAGATTTTATCAGCCAAAAATGAAACAGCTTAATAAATACGGGCTTATTCAAGCTATGCAAGATTTGGAAGACGACAAATATAATAGATTATGTATTTCTATGCCACCAGGAACGCAAAAAACTACACTAGAAAAATTTTTTTGCTCTTGGATAATTGGCAAGCACCCTAAAGATTACAGCCTTTTCTTTTCTCACAGCAACGAAATTACAGGAAAGTTTTATAAAGGAGTGCTTGACATAACAACAGATGATAAAGAATATAAATGGAATGTTATTTTCCCTAATTTACCATTACAAAGCACAAATGCACAGGCACAAGAAGCTAATTTCGGTAAATACAAAGCATTTTCAAGTATTCAATGCTCATCAATAGGAGCTAAGAATGCTGGTAAGGTTAGAACTAACCGTTATTTATATTGTGATGACCTTATAGGTTCTATTGAAGAAGCACTTAATCCAATAATTCTTGAAAAAATATGGAGAATTTATGGAGTCGATTTAAAGCAAAGAAAGCTAAACGAACAAGTAAAAGAAATAATTATAATGACCAGATGGAGCACAAAAGACATTATTGGACATATTATTGAGCTTTATGGAAACGACCCAAAGTTAAAAATTATTTCGATTCCAGATATTGACCCTAAAACAGGGAAAAGTAATTTTGACTATGAATATAATGGAATGTCGGTGGAATTTTTTAATGATCAAGCACTGACAATGGATGATATATCTTATAGATGTCTTTATAAGCAAGATCCAATAGAACGTGAGGGATTGCTTTATCCAGAAAACAAAATAATGAGATATAAAGAACTTCCTAAAACACGAATTAAAAGAATTACTGGACAATGTGACACGAAATCCTCTGGTACTGATTTTTATGTGTTCCCTTGCCTGGTTGAATTTGAAGGATATGAGGGAACGTATTACTGCACTGATACTATATGCAACAATTCGGCAGATTACGAAAAACAATATGAAAATTCAGCAAATTTAATTGTCGATAATGAAATACAAGATTGCGATTTTGAAGCTAATCAAGGCGGAGATAGAGTTGCAAATGAAGTCAGAAAACGAGTAGAAGAAAAAGGCTGGTTATGCAATATATCAGACACTGCAACTGAAACAAACAAAGAAGCAAGAATATTTCAATGTTCTAGTTGGGTATTGCAACATATTGTGTTTAAAGATAGAAGCCTATATGAACCCAAGAGCGATTATGCAGAGATGATGAGTTGGTTATTGAAATATTCAGTATCTGGTAAAAATTTGCACGATGATGTACCGGATGTTTTTTCAAATTTTGCATTAAGAATGAAAAGAGGAAATAGAGTAAAAAAGACAGTAATTATGTCAAGTCCAGTATAACAGGAGGGAATTTATGGTAACAAAGGAAGTTTTATCACAGTATTGCGACTTACAGGAAGAAGTAAAAGAAGTAAGACTAAAGATAGAACGACTTGAAAAAGATATAAGTAAAATTGAAGCTGGAGAAATGGTTATAGATTCTGTTAGCGGTGGCAATGGTGGCAAACAGCATTTTAAGATTGAAGGCATACCATTTCCAGAGTACAGCAGAAAGAAAACACTTCTTTATGCTAGAAAAGCCACATTGCAGTTGCTTGAAGATGATTTGTTGGAAAAAACCAATGAGGTTGAAGAATTTATTGCAAGCGTTGACGATAGTAGAATAAGAAGAATAATCAATCTTAGATTTTTAGAAAATAAGACTTGGATTCAGATAGCACATATCATAGGTGGCAACACAGAAAGTAGTGTAAAAATGGCTTTTCAAAGATTTATTGAAAAAAATTAAAAGATGTTACGATTGTGACGAAAAAATTATGTATTATTACAATGAGCAAAGCAAATTTCATAAACATGTATAATCCTTATCGAAAAGCATCGTCATTTAATTATGGCGGTGCTTTTACTATGTAACGAGGTAACAATATGATTTTTTATACAAACAAAGACAAGTCAATTATGTGTCCGAATTGCCATAAGTTTTTGACTAAGGCAGACAGCAAAGACCCACGAACACATAAATTAGCGTGCAAGCATTGCCACAAATGGATATGGTATGTACCTAACGATGATGATGATTTTCAAATTAAGGAAATACCACAAAGCAGAAGTTCAAGCGGTATGACATTTTATTAGAGGTGTAGATAATGCAGACAGGAAGAATTGCTATTTATACAGGTGCAAAAGAAATAACACCTGACAATATAATACCAATTTTGCGTGAAGCAATTTTGGAACATGATATTAATTCCAACAGAATACAGTTTCTTCTTGATTATGACGCAGGAATACAGCCAATAGTTAGGAAGAACCCAAAGACTTACAGACCAGACATTGACTGTGAGTGCTGTGACAATGTGGCTAACGAGGTCACAGAGTTTAATTTAGGTTTTAAGTGGGGAAATCCTATAACGCTAGTTCAAAATGGCGACAATGAGGATTCTAATTTCACAGAAGCTATAGCAGAATTAAACAGTTGTTACGAATCACAGAACGCAAGACAAAAGCAACAGGAGCTTGCAAGATATGTTGAAATCGGCGGTGTTGGCTATGTCCTTATTGATGTGAATACAGAATATGAAGATGGGGAAAGCTATTTCACATATGATGTATTAGACCCAAGAACAACATTTGTTGTAAGGTCAACAGCTTATAGTGACAAGAGGGTTATTCTTGCAGGCACTTATATCAAAGACAAACATAACGGTGCAAGATATTACACCTGTTTTACAAAAGATATTCGTTATGAAATTACGGATGGGATAAAAATCACAAACGGACCAGAAAAAGGAAAAACAAAATGGGGATTTTTAGAGAGAAGTGGGGAAGAGAATCCATTACATAAAATTCCTATTATTGAATATACAAGGTCATTTGATAGAATGGGCTGTTTTGAACGGCAAATATCTGAAATGGATAACTTAAACCTACTCATTTCAGATTTTACCAATGATGTCGAACAGAACACACAGGCGGTATGGCACACAAATGATGTTGATTTCCCAGTTGAACAGGAAACAACAGTTGATAAAGACGGAACACCACATATCACTGAAAAAGTAAGGAAACCAAAATCTGGAGAATGGATGCAGACCTACACATCAGCAGATGGCAAAACTCCAATAGTTGAGCCACTTGCAATTAATTACGATTACACAGGTATGCTTAACAATATCCAATCAAGGCGACAGATAATCTTGCAGAAATGTAATGTGCCACAACGAAATGATAATAGCGGTGGCAGTACAGGAGTTGCAATGTCGGACGCGACAGGCTGGTCACAGGCTGAAACAGCAGCGGCAAAACAGCAATTAATTACTGATGGCTGCAAAATGGAAGAGATAAAAGTTGTTCTTGCAGCTATCAAGCTGTCAAACAATGTTGGTAGCAGTAACCCATTACTTAAATTAAAGGCAAGAGATGTAAAGCCTAACATTAAACGGCAAAAAACTTATGAAATGTCAACCAAGGTTAATGCTATGGCGACATTGATAAGCCACGGATTTAGTCTTAAAGATACAGTTGATGCAATTCCATTTTTTGATGACCCTAACGATGTTGTAGCGAGAAGCGGAAAGATGGTTAAGGCATATCAAGACAGTATAATTAACAAAGACACACAGAACCAAGCAGAGGGCGGAGATGGCGAACAATCGCCTAACAAAGACCGCACAATGCAAGACTTATCAGACCAGACAGAAAATAGTCCAGTTATAGATAAGAGCAGAACAGATAAATAAATTGATATTGAGCCACAGGGTAGAAATGCCTTGCGGCTTTTTATATGCCCTAGAGAAAGGGCAATACAAATATCGCAAGAAGTTGAGAGAACAACAAAAAACGCAGAAAGCAGAGGTAAAGAAATTATGGCAGATGTAACTAACACAACAACAGAACCAACAACTAACAATGAGCCACAGAATGAAGAACAGACACCTAGCGTAGAAGAACTTATGGCACAGCTTGCTAGTGAAAGAGCTGAAAAAGAGAAGTATAAGAATGCTTCTGATAAAGCCAGTTCAGAAGCAGCTAAGTACAAGAAAGAACTTCGCTCGAAGCAGACAGCAGAAGAACAGGAAGCGGAAGCAAAGGCGGAAGCTGAAAAGTTGCAGGCCGAAAAGTTCGAGAACATGAGCAAAGAACTTAATCATATGAAAGCTGTCAATGCTTATCAGAAAGTTATAGGTGATGGAAAGGATATTGATTCTTTGATTGAGGCGGTTACAGATGCAGACCATAGCCTTATAGCAACTGTAATTGCTAATGAAGTGCAAAGACAGGTTAAAGAAGCTAAGGCAGAGTGGCTTAAATCAAGACCGGCTATTAATGCAGGCGGTGGAGAAGAAAGCACGATAACACAGGAACAGTTCAATAAGATGAATTACCACGAAAGAGTGGAATTCAAAAATAAGAATCCAGAACTTTATAAGAAGTTCACAGAGTAGAAAACGGAGGTAAACAAACTATGCCACAGACTAAGTTAGCAAATTTAGTAGACCCACAGGTAATGGCTGATATGGTATCAGCTAAGTTACCAAAGAAAATTAAGTTTTCGCCTATTGCAAGAGTTGATACAACACTTGTAGGCAGACCGGGAAGCACTATTGTTGTCCCAAAATACGCTTATATAGGTGATGCACAGGATGTAGCAGAAGGTGTTGCTATGGGTACAACAGTACTTACAACATCTACAACAGAAGCAAAGGTTAAGAAAGCAGGTAAGGCAGTAGAACTTACAGACGAATCAGTGTTATCTGGTTATGGCGACCCACTTGGTACAGCTATCAATCAGATTGCTATGTCAATCGCTGCAAAGGTTGATAATGACAGCTATGACGCACTTTGCACAGCACCTATTGATCACGATGGAACAGCAGCACCTATCAGCTATTCAGCAGTTGTAGCGGCTAATAGCAAGTTTGATGATGAATCAGATTCATCACTTACAAAGATATTGTTCATTAATCCGGCGCAGGAAGCTACATTACTTAATGACGATGATTTCAAGAGCAATGACAAGTACCCACTTAATGTAATTATGAATGGAACTATCGGTTCTATTGCGGGAGCGCAGGTTGTTAAGTCAAAGAAAGTTAAGTTAGTTAAGTATGAGTTTGATGATTCAACAGGAACAATCAATGTTGTAGCTGATACAACAAGCGAGGATGCAACTAATGTTCACCTTGACACAGCACTTGCACATACGCTTAAGCCAAAGGACAAGGAAATCAAGGTAGGTAGCAAGTTAAAGGCTGTTACAACAGAGTTCTACGCTTGTCCTATTGTTATTGTATCAGCAGAAGACCCTAACGAGGACACAGGTGCAGATGGCGTATCAGAGGAAGAGAACGCACTTACAATCTATATGAAGAGAAGCGTTGAGATTGAATCGGACAGAGATATTCTTGCAAAGACAACTGTTATCTCTGGCGATGAACACTATACAGCAGTCTTAAGCAACGATTCAAAGGTTGTTCTTGCTAAGTTCGGAAAGTAAGAGGTGTTTATATGTTATTAAGACGACATAAAATCAACGCCGCAAAGCAGAGCGAAGAAGTAACAGCGGATAATGTAAGACAGGAAGCTGTTTATGGAGATGAGCTTAAATATGAGGAAGAGCAGGACAAGTTCCCTGCTCAACCTACAAGCGATTACACAAAGACAGCTATTAAGCGTATGCCAACAGCGGACTTGCAGACACTTGCCTTAGAACAAGGTATTGAGAACGCAATGGAGCTTACAGGAGCAGAACTTAAAGAACTGTTAATTGAGAAATTAGGGTTATAGGAGCTGAAATTATGGAATACACCACATTAGAGCAAGTTAAAATCAGACTTAAACAATTTCATATTGAGACAGTCACAAATGATGATGATACAACATCTGATGTGGTAGTGTTCGATAACAAAGAAGATAATCCAGTAATCGAACAGCTTATTAAACAGGCTACAGAAGATGTAAAAGCAAAGAGGTGTTATCCCGACAGCTACACAGATGAAATGATAACCGAGGACTTGAAGAAATTTGAGAGTGTTATCGTTAATCTGGCTGTCTACGACCATTCACAAGCAGGCGAAAACTTTATGTCTGCCTTAAGCGAGGGTGGTGTCAACAGAACTTGGAGAAATAGAGACAGCTTATTTGTTGGGGTATTTCCGTTTGCCAAAGTGTTATAGCTTATCTACCAAGTTGTAGAAAAAGTAAATTATCTGTAATGCAGATAAGGCTATAGAAGATTGTGCGTTACCAATATGGTAGCAGGCGGCACACATTAAGGGTGGTGGGCGGTGTGCCATTATTAATTATGAAAGGCGGTATATCAATGCCAATAGCAGTAATTATAAGCATTATTTCAGTTGCTTTTTCCGTCTTTTTCGGACTGTTTACGTTGGGATTTAATCTTAAGAACAACAAAAAGTCTGACAATGCAGAACTTACAGAGCGTGTAAAGGAAAATACACGCATAAATATGAAACTTGACACAATATCAAGCAATACAACAGAGATAAAGAATGAAGTTACAGAAATGAGAAAAGAACTTAATTCTCACGATAACAGGATTATTAAGGTTGAGGAAAGTGTAAAGTCGGCACACCACCGAATAGACGGATTGGAAGCACGACTTAATGAAGATAAGGAGGTATAGCAGAATGGATATAACATCAGTATCAACAGTAGTTGCAATCGTTGTAATAACATATCTGATAGGTTTAGGAGCCAAAGCAATTCCACACATTAAGGATAATTACATTCCTATAATCGTAGGCGTTGCAGGCGGTATCTTAGGCGTTGTAGGTATGTATGTAATACCGGACTTTCCGGCAAATGACATTCTTAATGCAATCGCAGTAGGAATTGTGTCCGGATTATCAAGCACAGGCATTAATCAGATTTATAAGCAGGTAAAGAACAATGCTTGACATTAATAAGCAGGCTATGAAGTATTCACTTCAAGGACAGACAGTAACCATCTATGAAAGAGATGAAGACGGCAATATTCTATATGAGGGATATACCGACACAGATGGCAACTTCATTCCTTATCTTGATGATGAGGGAAATAAGATACCCAAAGTTCTTGAAGAGAAAACAGGTTTTTCAGAGCCGGTCGATTTCAAAGCAAACATATCATTCAGCGGCGGAGAAGCACAAAGCAAAGAATACGGCTTTGATACGGCTGATTTTGACGCTATTTTGCTGACAGATAGGGATACATTACCTATTCAAAAAGGCGACCTTATATGGCTTGATAGCAAGCCTACATACACATCTGACAGTCTTGTTGATGAAACATCAGCAGACTTCACGATTGTAGGTATTAAGCCAGCATTATATTCAACTAAGTATATGCTTAAAGCAGTTGTAAAGTAGGTGCATTATGGCAAGACATACAATTAATATATCTTTGTCTGAAAAGTCTGTAAATGAAGCTATCAGACAGCTACAACAGTATAAGCAGAGTTTACAGTATAAATGCGAATTGCTTGTTGAACGACTAGCAGAATTAGGCGACAAAGCAGCAATTATAAGTGTTAATGAAAGTCCATTAGGTAGGACAGTAACATTGAGAGTTGACAGAAAGCCTATTCAAGATGGCTACCAAGCTATTTTGATTGCTACCGGTAAAACTGTTGAGGTAGAAGATAGAGAACCATTTTACACACTATTAGCGATTGAATTTGGTGCTGGTATTTATTACAACAGCGGCAACGAGAACCCAAAGGCTAATGATTTCGGCTTGGGCGTAGGAACATATCCAGGACAAATCCACGCATTCAGCGACGGTTGGTACTACTTAGGTAACGATAATCAATGGCACTACACGCACGGCGTTAAAGCTACAATGCCTATGTACAACGCCACAATAGAGATTATTAATCAGTATAAGCGGATAGCAAGAGAGGTGTTTAGTTAATGGCAAATGCAAACGATTGGGCGATAGACCTTGAGAATACAGTCACAGCACTTGTCAAGGCTAAAACCCTAACACAGCTTAAAAAGACATATCCAAAGATAGTCATAACCAATGAGGGGGAAAACAGCGGTCAAGCAGCATTCCCAACAGTATACATTCATTTACTGCCAGCAGTTGAGCAAGGACAAACACTTGACGGACAGACAATTAACGCATTGTTAGCAACATTTCAAGTGGATGTTACCACTAACACAAGCAAGTCCGATTGTCGTAAGGTTATGGCAGTAATTACAGATACATTTAAAACAATGAGATTTCAAGGTAACGCAATGCCGGAATTTTCAATCAGCAATAAAGTACATAAAAGTACCGCTAGATTCAGAAGAATGATAGCGGCAAATGACAGATTAATGTAACAAAGAGCAGAAATGCTCTTATTTTTTTGCAAATTTTAGGAGGTAAGAAGATATGGCAGATACAGTAGCAGGATTAAGCGCACTGGGAATCACGTTTAGTTATGGTGTTGAAACTACAACAGGTACTAAACCAACAGCGTTTAAACTTCTTCATAGAATCAATTCTATTGATGAGATTACAGTAACCCCAGAGGCTATAGATGCATCAGCACTTGAAGATTTACAGACAAGAAACATTGCAGGTAGAGATACAGTTACAGATACAGTTGCGGTAACGGTTAATAAGACAGAAGCTACAATCAAAGAGTGGAAAGACCTTATTACAGAATATAAGGCTTTAACTGGCGGTAAGAGAATGTGGTTTCAGGAAATTACTCCGGGCATAACAGATGCAGAGTTTTTTGTTGCACAGCCGCCTTCAAAGTTGCCAATTACAGGCAAGGAGCAAAATTCACTTCTTACAATGGCTATCAACCTTATTATTGAGGATATGGTAGGAACAGATACAGCAGTAACCCCAACATCGGGGGAATAATGAGCTATTCGACTAAATCAAAAAAGGCTGTGTCGGATAGCGTAGAAAACGCCAAAACAGCCGACTACACATCATATCTTGATGATGTAACAGAATAATTATTAAAAAAAGTAGGTGCGGTGTAAAATCCGCACCTTTCCCTATATGGACGATAGGGTGGGAAAGGGTAAAAATTATGATGAATATTGATGTAAACGGAAAAGAATACAAAGTTGAGTTTAGCTTCGGTGCAGCAGAATGCAAGGAAATTGTGCAGAAAATGTTTTCTGTCGTTAATGGTTCTTACTTACTTGCACAAACGGATAAAAGCGTTGCACAGGCTTCCTTTGATGGATTAGCAAATATGACAGCAGATGTGCCAGAGATTTGTATTTTAGCCATTTATGCAGGCTGTATTGACAATAACCCTGTAACTATGGATGAAGCAAAGGAACTCACTAGAGCATATATTACAGAGAAGAGAAAGACAGATAAAAGTTACGGATATAGAACATTGTTCGAGGAGATTAAGAAAGCGATGGAAGATGATGGTTTTTTCGAGCTGTCGGGAATAACAGCGATGTTAGAGGAGATGGCGAACAATGTGGAAGAAGCGACACAGGAACAGAAGAAGCCGACAGTAGTTCCACAAGACCACAAGAAAAAGCAGACTTCCACAAAATAATCTGGGAAGAATACTTTGTTTTAGCCAGTTCACTAGGCGTTAGTTATTCAGACTTTCTTAAAATGACACCTAAAAAGCTATGGGCTGTTGTAGAGGGTAAGAAACTTGAAAGGCAACGAATGGATTCAGATATATGGCTTGCGATAGGTAGTTACATACTCCCAGCAATCAAGATAGGTGTTAGAAGTGGTGCTTGGGGTAAAGGCGAGCTTGAATACCCGGACAAGCCTATTTATAGAGATATTAACAAAAAAGAGAACAGCAAAGATGAAATACAAAGAAAGAGAGAAGAGTTTGTTTTGAATATGAAAATACGAAAAGCAAACTGGGATTTAACACACCCTAAAAATGATAAGCCGGAGGTATAAGCGTGGAATTAGATTCATTAGAAGTCAAAATTACCGGTACTGCCACTAAAGCTATCAATTCTGTTGACAAACTGATAAATCAGCTTACAAGGCTGTCAACATCACTTGCAACTGTGAATGGCTCATCACTAAGCGGTCTTGCGAGTGGTGTTAATCAGTTAGGTTCTGCTATGCAGAATATGAACGCAGGAACAGCGGATTTTACAAGGCTTGCCAAAAATATCACAAAGATAGGTTCTGTTGATTCAGTTGCACTAACTAACACAGCTACATCACTTCAAGCTGTCACAAAGGCAGTTGCAAGCATATCAGCTATTCCGCAAAATGCAACACAGGTCACAGAATTTGCAAAGTCACTTGGTAAGCTAGGCAGTAAAAGTATTGAAAATGCCGTTGTAAACATTCCAAAGCTAGGTAATGCTTTAAATGGCTTAATGACAACGCTATCAAGAGCACCAACAGTAAGTCAGAACGTTATTCAAATGACTAACGCATTGGCTAATCTTGCTAGTCAAGGTAGCAAGGTGGGTACTTCTTCAAACTCACTTCAAAAGTCACTGTATGGCGTTTCTACGAGCGTCAGGACAGCGACTAAGAGCAGTTGGAACTTGGCAAGCGCAATAGGCAAGTTTTATGCCACTTATTTTATGGTAATTCGTGGCAGTAAGAAACTTATAGAAGCTATCAAGTCAACAACAGATTACATTGAAGCTTTCAACTATCAAGCGGTTGCGTTTGGCAAGATTGGTTCGGAATGGGATAAGGATTACGAAAAGTACGGATATGATAATGCTACGGCATATGCAGAAAGTTTTCAAAGCAGAGTAAATGATACTCTTGGAAAGCTATCTGGCTTAAAAGTTAATGTTCAAGGTGGTTTGCTTGAAGAAAGCGGAGCAAAGAACTTAGGACTTAACATACAAGAGATAACGCAGTACGCTTCACAGTTAGCTTCTGTCACTAACTCATTAGGGCAGACAGGTGAAGCAACAACAGCAATAACAAAGTCAATGACAATGCTTGCAGGCGATATAAGCTCACTTTTCAATGTGGACTATTCAACAGTAGCACAGAACTTACAAAGCGGTTTAATCGGGCAATCAAGGGCATTGTACAAATATGGTATTGATATTACCAATGCTACATTAGCGACGTATGCTTACAACTTAGGCATTTCTAAGTCGGTGTCTGAAATGACACAGATGGAAAAACAACAATTAAGAGTGTTAGCAATATTAGACCAAAGTAAAGTATCTTGGGGCGATTTAGCTAATACGATTAATAGCCCATCAAATATGTTACGCCAGTTCAGCAACAATATGAAAGAGGTAGGAATGGTAGCAGGACAGCTATTTATCCCAATTCTTTCAAAGGTTATGCCAATAGTAAACGGAGTAGCTATTGCAATCAAAAGATTATTAGTCAGCCTTGCTTCTTTAATGGGCGTTAAGATTGACTTTGAGAGCTTCGGACAAAGCGGCTATAAAGACACATCAGACGGCTTAGAAGATATTTCAGACGGCTACAAAGATGTAGCTGATTCAGCTAAGAAAGCTACATTATCTCTTATGGGATTTGATGAAATTAATAAATTGCAGGACGATACAAGCTCAAGCAAGGGTTCAAGTGGTGGTGGCGGTGGTAGCACTATTGATTTGACAGACGATATTGCTAAGGCGGCGGCAGAATATGAAGCGGCGTGGAATAAGGCGTTTGCCAATATGGAAAATTCGGCAGTTGCTTGGGCAGACAGAATAGAGAAAGCACTCGAGCCTGTTAAACAGATTTTTAAAGATTTTGCAGTTGGTGATTTCTTTAAGGCGGGGCAAGATACATCTAACCTAGTGGCAGGAATTTTTGATTGGTTTGCAAAAGCTATAGATGATGTTCCGTGGTTTAAAATCGGTCAGAAAATGGGCGATTTCCTTGCAGGTATTAATTGGACTAAGGTGTTTAAATCGGCGGCTAAAGTGCTTGTGCAAGGCTTAAAGGCAGCTATTGAATTATACTTAGGTATGCTATCTAAAGCGCCTATAGAAACACTTCTCATATCGCTTGTGGCAGTTCCTAAAGTACTTAAGGCAATAGGTGGTTCGAGTGTAGTAGCAAGCATAACTAAAACGTACAACAAGCTCAACTCCTTAAGTAAAGCAACAGAAGACGTAGTGTTAGCGACAAAACTATCTAAAATGGGATATGATGAAACAGCAGCTACACTTCTTTCTTTTCACCCTAAACTTGCAAAGGTCACAACAAGCTTTAAGGACTTTGGAAGCGTAGTTAAGGATAAAGGATTATTCACAGCTTTAAACGGCGGAATAACTGCTGTCAGAGATAATATGACACTATTCCAAAAAGCATTACTTGGCGGAGTATCAGCTTTTGGAGAATTTAAACTTATCGAGAGCGGTTTTACTGATATAGTTAGAGGAAGTGACAACCTTGTAGCTTCAATAGCTAAGATAGCGGGTGGTGCGGCTATCGGTGCGGCAGGATTATACACAGCTTTCGGACCGGCAGGATTGGCTATGGCGGCAGTTGTGGGAATTACAGGTGCAATCAAAGGCTTTATTAAAGTCCAAGAAGAAATACCAGATTACTTGTCTGGATATGAGAGCGTAAGAAAAGAAGTTAGCAAGACTACAAGCGAAATAGAAAAGTCTGTAGCTTCAATAGAGGAAACGTGGAAAAATAATTCCTCTGTTGATGAAATAGAAGCATTAAAGACAAAATATTTTGAATTAGCAGACCAAACTAACCTAACAACGGAACAGCAAGAATTACTTAAGGATATAGCAGGTAAACTTGTTGATAAAGTACCAGAATTATCGAAAGCTATAGATACTAACACAGGATATTATTCTGGAAATAGACAAGAAATAGAAAAGCTTATAGAAGATAAAGAAAAAGAATACAAATTAGAAGCTTTAAGAGAAGAATACATTGAATTAGCAAAAGAGGAATACAAAGCTAAGAAAAACTTAAGAGAAATGGAAGATGTACTTGCGGACAGCAAAGATAGACTTAACGAAAAGCAACAAGAATATAACGAACTCACTCACAATGGTGCATTATCTGTGTTAGAAATGACACCACAAGAGGCAGATGCGGTTGCAGGACTGCAAGTAGAAATAAGGCAACTTAATGGCGAAGTAAAAAAGAATCAGACAGAAGTTGATAACGCAAGAGGTGTAGCAGATAGAGCAACAAATGATATGCGTTATTGCTATGAAGCATTGGGAAATACTGCACAAGAAGTTGCGGAAAAGACGCGGCAAGAAGTTAGCAACACAGCTAACACGGCTAAGTCAGAATTTGAAACAGCTAAAAACGAGATTAACAGCAAGATAAATGCGATAGGTACGAACACAGAAAATATATTCTCACGTATGGGAAGCGTTGGTGCTAATGCAGGTTCATCATTAACAAGCAATTTTGCCAATAATATTAACGATATACCATATAGAGCTAGAGATGCCTTTAATGAAATTATCAGCAGAGTTAATGCAGGTGATATAGGTTATGATACTGGTACAGAACTTATGGATTCATTGGCAGATACCATTGATAATAATTCTTGGCGAATTCGCAGAGCTTTAAGTAACTCATTTGAAAGCAATTTTAGCGGTGAAATACTTGATAGTGAGGGAAATGTATCAAGAAGTGCATTTCAGATAAGAATACCTAGAGCATACGCAACAGGCGGTTTTCCAGAGGACGGACTTTTCTTTGCTAACCATAATGAAATGATTGGCAAATTCAGCAATGGTAAGACAGCAGTTGCAAACAACGACCAGATAACACAAGGCATTAAGCAAGCTGTTATTGAGGGTATGTCAGAGGTATTTGCTAATGCAAATGTAGGACAACAAAACGGAAGCATTGTTGTACAGATTGACGGGCAGGAAGTGTTCAGAACAACACAGAGATATGCCAATCAGTATACAGCTATGACAGGACAGCCGGCGTTTAACATTTAATTGAATAATTCAATCCATTGTGATATACTTTAAGCACTATAAAAGCACAGGGGTGTATTACAATGGATAAAAAAGATAACAAAAAGAAGCCACAGGAGATAGTGGTTGCAGTATTGGCAGGAATAGTATTTGTTACAGCGTTATTTATTATTAATAATATAACTGAAAGCGATAATAAAACAATAGCAAATACACAGCCTGCAACTACAACACAAAAAGCTACTGAAAAAACCACGGCGGCTACAATACGAAAGGCAACACAAGATACATATGATAAACTGACAAAATATAAGGCAGGCACTTACAAAGTGGGTAAAGATATTCCAAACGGCGATTACTATTTGCAGTCATTAACAAGCAAAGGTTCAGCTTATTTTGGCGTATATGCAGACAGCAATAAAACCAAAATAAAGTTTAATGAAAATTTCAAAGGCAATATGTTGATAAGTGTAGAAGATGGAGAATATCTTGAACTAAACAAGTGCAATGCGATACCTCTTTTAGAATTCAGACAGTATTACACAACCAAAACTACTCTTGATAATTGTATGTTAGAGGTTGGAATTGACATAGAACCAGGAGAATACAAACTAATAGCTACATCATCAAGAGGGTATTATTGTATCTATGATGATTTAAGGCAAAGTCACATTGTAAGCAATGATAACTTTGACAATCAGACGTATTGCACAGTTCAAAAAGGACAGTTTTTAATACTTAATAATTGCAAAATAGATAAATAAAAAACAGAACAAGTTGGGTAGACCTGTTCTGATTAGCACGTATGAGTGAATGCAAATTAACTCATACCAATAATAACAAATAAATAGCAAAATGACAAGGACATTTCACTTAATCGTGAGGTGTCCTTTTTGTGTGCTTAGAAAGTGAGGTTTTACTATGAATTTTATACAATACATAAAGCAAGCGTGGAAAGCTGGCACTAGTGGCGGTACTCCAATAAGCCCAGACAGACTTAATCATATGGAAGATGGGATTAAGAATAATAACGATATGATAAGCGAGCTGAACAACAATACAACAACAACGTACGAAAATGCTATCATAACATACGCACCTGCTTTGGCACTGGTAAATATAATGCCGGCTAAACTAACCAATACTGTAGCAATTAGGAGCTGGACAACAGTCGCAACTCTGCCTAAGGAATATAGACCGAGTAAAACTATAAAATTTCCGGTCACAGTATATAATCCGGCGGGGTTTGTGGCATATGGACAATTGACACCTAATGGTGCATTACAAATTTATAGTGATACCGAAATTGAGGCAAATCAAGGACAAACATATTACAATTTCACTTATTTTATTTAAGCAATATGTTTATTGAAGATATTGCTGTTTAATTAACTTAATAAATAAAAAATCAAAATGGGTATTGAAATAAAATGTTAGTGGTAGGGACAACTTGAAAATATAAATATATAAAACTAAGGGAACGTATCAGAGATGATATGTTCTTTTTTGTTACCAATTTTTAGGCAGAAAGGGGCGATTGAATGATAAGTGCTGTAATTATCGAGGGAGTGACATTCCCAGTAGCATATAACGGCTACACATACAGTAGAAATAAGATATGGTCTAAAAACACAGGCAGGAACGACTATGGCGAAATGGTAGGCACAATCGTAGCTATCAAAGACAAAGTAGAGCTTCAATTACCGCCATTAACAGGAGAACAGGCATTATTGCTTGATAATGTGATTAGCGACATAGATAACCCATTCCCAACAGCACAAGTCCTGTTCTTAGGCGGTCAACAAAAGGAAATGACAATATACACAGGAGATGTGACATATCCGTATCTCACAAGAGCAAAGAATGAGGATGGATTAATAGTCGGAGCGAAATTAAGTTTAATTCAGAAATAAGGAGATTAACTATGAAAATAACAGGAAATGAAGTTTTAGCACATTATGAAGCACTTGCAAGTGTAGCACAGCTTAAAATGGGTGGCAGATTAGCAGTTGCCATTATGTCTAACATTAAGATGTTAGAGCCACACTTTAAGGCAGTCATAGAAACGATAGAAAAGATACGCGAGGAAAATAAAGATAACAACGATAAGATAAAATCAGAACTTGAAGAACTAGGAGAACAGGAGATAGAAGTATCTGAATACACGAAAGTTGATATAAGTGCATTTGATAGTTGTGAAGCTATTGAGCCAGCTAACATTATCGCACTTAGCTTTATGATTAACGATTAATCAGCAGAAAGGAGCAATCCAATAAATGAAAAATATTAATTGGGGTGCGGATTTCAATTTGCTGTATGCAAGATATTACAGCAAATATTTAGTTGACGGAAAAGAATACAATCAGACACTTAATGAGTTTAAGTACAGCAACATAATCAATCCGAACAATAGCATTTCGATAGGTAATACTTGCAGTAGTAGTGTTACCTTTTCTATTTATAATCCAGAAATCACGCTTGAAAATAAGGATATAACCATTTTTGAGGGTGTTAAGGGCGATAGCGGCATTGAGTATGTACAGACAGGCATATTTACTGTAACTAAAGAAGAAAGTAACGGCGAATACACTAAGTACACAGCTTATGACAAGATGTACAAAGCTGAAAAAGGGTACTTCTCTAAATTAACTTATCCTAGTACAGACAAGGCTATTTTAGAGGAGATTTGCATAAAATTAGGCATAAAGTTAGCAACTAGCATAACAAACACACATACAATCATAGATAAGCCGCAAGGCTATACAATGCGTGAAATGATAGGTTATATGGCTATGCTACAAGGTGGAAATGCGGCTATTAATTCTGACGGAAACCTTGAAATAAAGTGGTACAAAGATAGCGGTTATGTGCTTGACGGACATCAATACTATCAGCAAGGGGTTACTTTTACCACTAGCAAAGATTTTACGATAAGAAAGCTGACTTGTAACAATACAAAGTCTGGTGATAAGGAAACTAGCACAATCACTAGCGGCAGTGGTACAACTGGACTTAGCTTTGCTAATCCATTTATGACACAAGCTAACTTAAATGAGATTTATAAGAAGATAGGCGGCTTTCAGTTTAGACCGCTTACAGTTAAGTTTTTAGGTGATTGGCGATTAGAGGTAGGCGACATTATAACTGTTAATAAGGGCGGCATTGATTACGAAGTACCTATAATGCAGATTACGCACGAATGTGACGGCGGACTTATGGATACTGTTACATCTATCGGACAATCTGACACAGAAAACAGCAATATTGCTAGTGGTCCGATAACAAAGCAAATGGAACGATACTACGCTGATTTAGTCTTAATCAACAAGGCAGTTATCGAAAATGCCGATATAACTAGTGCTAATATTGAGAGTTTAAAAGCACATCAAGCGTATATCGACCAATTAAAGGCTAATAAGATTGAAGCTATTACAGCAGATATTGTTAATTTGACAGCAAGTAAAGCTACAATTAATGAAGCTAATATCGCTAAGTTACAAGCAGATTATGCACAGGTAGGCGTGTTAAATGCAGATGTAGCAGACATTAAGACCTTAATGTTTGGTTCTGCGACAGGTAAAAGTTTAACAACAGAATTCGCTAATGCAGTTGTAAGTGTTATCGGCAATGCACAGATTAAAGACGCTATGATTGACAGCATAGCTGCAAGCAAGATTACAGCACTTGACCTTAACACTACTAAATTTAAGGTTCATAGTGAAAATGGAATGTCTTATTGGCAAGACAATACAATTATCATCAAAGATACTGACAGAATAAGAGTTCAAATAGGTAAAGACGCTAATTCGGACTACAATATGTATGTCTGGGATAAAGCTGGCAATCTTATGTTTGATGCCTTAGGACTTACTGAAAAAGGTGTTACGAGGAAAGTTGTTCGTGATGATGTTGTTCAAGATAATGCTAATATCAATGCAAGCAAGCTGGATATTGAAACACTATTTAGTGTTATCAATAACGATAACACCCATACACTTAAGAGCAATAAAATTTATCTGGACAACGAGGGACAGACACTTAATGTCATTATGCAAGCTATAACAAGTGGTGCTGGCAAAGATTATACTCAATGGGGCGGTATGATGAAAGTTGCTAGTGATTTTATCACTAACAAGTTGTGGTGGACTAGCAATGTTGATACTGAAAGCATTCAGACTAAGTTTTCTACTGTTAATCAGAAGCTAGATAGCTACGAAATAACATTATCTGACTTATACCAACAAACGAACGATAATTTTATGGTGTATACAGTAACAGCAACGCCTACAAAAGATAATTATCCAGCCGTTGACTGGTTCATATCCATATATCCGTCAGACGATTTATTTCCAAGTGATAATCTTACTTGGACTTACAGCAATGATGAATATGCTAAACATCGCGGAGCGATAGCATACAACGAAACAGCTCAAAAAACTTGGCGTTGGGCTAAAGATGATAAAGGTAATTGGGGTTGGAAAGAGGTATCTAACACACAATTAGCTTATATGCTTAATCAAAACGCTAGTCTTAAGATTAATCTTAATAGCATATCAACAGAATTAACACAGACAAAGAAAAATCTGACAGATAATTATAGTACAACAACTACTATGATTAACAAAATTACGCAGGAAATTAATGATAATGGTTCAAGTATTAGTTTGGCGCTTAGTGGAACTTACGCTAAGTCAAGCGATTTAGAAAGTTATGCAACTAAAACAAGCCTTGATTTATATATCAAAAAAGACCCTAAAACAGGCGAGCTTAAGAGTGCTATCGAAGCTATTGCAGATACAATAAATATTACTGCAAGGGGTGGGCTTAATTTAAGTGGCAACAGGTTTACATTAAACAGCACGAACGCCAGCATTACAGCAGACGGAACTATAACTTGTAGCAATCTGATTGCCAACGGCGGAAACGTTGGCGGCTGGAAAGTGTCTAAAGATTCAATAAGTACAATATTTAAGCAGAATAATGACTTATTCAGAATTGCATTACAAATACCTGGTGATATTACACCATATGTTTTTTCGGTTTTTCACGGAACTGAAGATGAGGGATACAGCAAAAGTCCTAATTTTTATATAAGTCAAACTGGTAAACTATATGCAACTAACGCACAAATTACAGGAAGCGGCTATTTTTCGTCTGGCACGATTGGAGGCTGGGACATCAGCAAGTCTTCTATCTATAAAGATTACGGCAAATATAGAACTTATATACAGGCACCCGCTAATTCCGAAGCTTGGACATTCTCTTGCCAAGAAGAAAGAGATGGGGCATATTATGGTAATTGGTACGTTCGTGCGGATGGATATATGTATGCTTCTAAAGGTCAAATTGGCAATTTCTCAATTGATAATGGTATATTGTCGACATATCAAAATAATGGAATTAAAGGAATGTCGATAGACCAAAATTACATTAAATTCTATTCTTGGGTCGACGATTACGAAAATTATGTAGGTTCGATAACTACAACAAGATACTATACTAGCAATAATGAAGTAAGAAGAGCTTTAGTGCTCAATGCAGATTATGGAGATGTTGTCGGAATAAATTGCACTAAGAATAAAACAGAAAATACGGAATACGAATTCATTATAAGAATAAACGACGATTTAAACAAATCATTAGAGTTTTTTTCGCCCAATATTTCGATGAATGGCGGTTACCAAGACAATATTAAAAAACCAACGACACTTACAGTATATTGCTATAATCCAAATTCGGGAAAAGACACACAAAATGTCAGAATTACAAATACAGAGGACAGACACTACGAGAACTGTGAACTGTCAGTATATGGAAGTACATACATAGGATATGATTTGCGATGTTTCGGGTCAATTTATGGAACAATCGCTTCTGATTCAGACGAGAACGTAAAAAAAGATGTTCATTTATTGAATTCAGAAGACTCTTCTGAATTTATCTACAATTTAAAACCTTGCGAATTTAAAATGATTAACGGTACTTCTAATCGCTACCATCACGGATTTATTGCACAGCAGGTTAAAGAAACTATGAAAGATGACTGGGGATTATTTATCGATAAAAAGATTAATAATGATAACTACGAAACACAAGTCTCAGACGAAAACGGAAATACAACTAAAGAACTAACAGCAAGATACGCATTACGCTATGATGAATTAATAGCGGATTTAGTTGCGACTGTACAATCGCAGAATATGCGTATTAAAAAATTAGAAAAGCAACTAAGTAATTAAGGACATCTTCGGGTGTCCTTTTTAATGCAAACTAGGAGGTAAAACACAATGTTAGACATTAACTCATCAATTCAGAAGAACGGAACATTGTCTGTTCAAAATTCAGACGGAACACTTAAACAGGTGGCTTATCTGTCAGCCACAATCAGCGAAAGTGGCACAGTTAGTATGTCAGCCAGCTTTAACGACTTTGCGGCATACTTAGCAAATGATATAGCACTAGACAGCGAACTTAAGAGCTTTCTTGATGGCGTTAAAAATACTTACAAGGCAACATACAGCACAGAAGATAACACAGTTAGTTCAGATGCAACAGAAACAGTAGAAAGTGAGGTATTTTAATTATGATTAAATGTGGAGATTTTTCAGCGTGGAATGGTGTAGTTGACTGGAACAGAGTTAAGGCGGCAGGACTTACTCACGCTATTCTTAAGGTTATCAGACGTGATTTTGACCCAGATAAGCAGTTTGACAACAACTGGAAAGGCTGTCAGTTAGCAGGTGTGCATATCTGCGGTGTATACAATTATGTTTACACACCAACAGTAGAAGAAGCTATTGCGGCGGCTAAAAGGGTATTAGAGGTGCTTGACGGACGTAAAGTTAAGGTGTGGATGGATATAGAAGATACTTGTATGCAAAATTTAGGGTCAGACCTTATCGACATAATTAAGGCGTACAAGCACACAATAGAGGAAGCTGGCTACGAGTTTGGTATCTATACAGGTATGGCGTGGTATGGCAGTTACATTGCCCCATATGCAGACGAAGAAATTCTTAACTGCGATTACTGGATAGCAAGGTACTATCTTGGATATGATGAAATGACACTTGATACAGACCCTAACGAAGATAAGAAGCCTAGTGTTGCTAGAAACCTTGTAGGCTGGCAGTATACATCAAGCGGTGTTGTAGATGGAGTAGACGGAGTTTGCGACTTGTCTGTATTCTATGGCTTTCATAATGATGAAGATAACACAGAGGATAACAGCGAAGAAGATAACACAGAGGATAGCACAGATGAACACGTATATGCTACATATGCCGCTTATACAGACCGTTGGTGGGGTGAAGTAGAGGACAGAGAAGATTGGGCTGGTGCAGGCGACAATAAAGCTATCACAGCACTTATTATTAAGGTCAGCAGAGGTTCAGTTAAGTACAGAGTTCATACACTTAATGGTGATTGGCTTCCTTATGTTACAGATTTCAATTATAATGATTTCAACAACGGCTTTGCGGGTGACCAGAAAACACCGATAGATGCCGTAGAAATCATCTACTACACACCAGAGGGTGAGCCTTGGAAGTATGCTAAGTATATGGTATCTGTATTCAACAACCGCAACTTCTACCCAGAGCAGATAGATGATAAAACATCCAACGGAATGGACGGATATGCAGGCGTTATGGGTAATGCAATCGACAAGTTCCAGTTAGTTGTCGAATAAAGTCGAAATTACACGACCGAAAGTATTTGAAATATACTAACGATAAATGTATAATAAACTTGTCTTTGAGAAAAGACCCTTAAACATTATCAAGTTCTGGCAGGCGATATTGTTTGATTGGCGTTGGCAATATCGCCGCTACACTTGACACTATAGAACGTGTGTTCTATAATAATCGTATCGCTATCAAACGTGCAAGGGCAAGAGAGGGGAGTGCGGGTTTATGAGTAATGAGGAATACAGGCAAAAGATAACAAAAATGATTAATAAAATAGAAGATAACTGGATATTAGAACAAATATTTAAGTTTATATGCAATATGACAAAAGAGAGGGCGTAAACCCTCTCTTTCTTACTTTTCGTCTAGCAATTTCTTTGCAATACTTTCCAAGCATTCCCAATCTTTAGGTTCAAGCCTTGCCAATGCACTAACAAGCTTCTTTTCAAAGCTGTCATCGTTTAATTCCATAACTTCATTAACAAAAGCACCAATCTCTTGTTCTCTTGTACGAGATTTAAACATTTTTCCGTTTCCGGTTCGCAGCCATTCTTCATTTACATTAAGAATAGAACATAAAACTTTAATTGATTGTTCTGAAAGATTTCTATTGCCATTTTCAACTAACGAAATGTAGTTTTTGGTAAGCCCTAGCTTTTCAGCAAATACATCTTGCGACATTTTTAATTCTTTTCGCAAGGCTTTTATTCGCTCGTTCACACTTCTCACCTCCCTGCATATATACAATAACATTAAAGTCACACAATGTCAAACTTTTTTACTAAAATATGTTGACAGGTATTACTGGGTATGATATTATAATCACACAAAGTCAAATAGAAAGGAGATGAAAAAATTGAAAAAACCATCTATTTCAGATGTTGCATTAGTACTTTCAATATTTACTTTACTGTTTCAGATTTTTTGTCATTTTATTTTGCCAAAGCTTTGACAAAATCAATTATTTCTGAATGATGTACAGAAAATTCCATTAAAGCACAGATGATAGAAACAACCACGGAAATCCAACCTTTAATATCGGCTTTACTTGATGTTTTTAATGCGACATCAGCTTGCGTTTTGGAACTTTCAGCAATCTCTTTAGCGGAATCAGCTTGAGATTTAGCGGATTGAGCCATATCGTGAAGTTCTTTGCTTGTCTTTTCAAGATAAGCAGATTGACTTTCTAAAAGCTCATATGGAGATTTGCCTTTTTCATAATTAGGCATTTCTACATTCGGAATTACTGGTTTAACAAGCATATCATCTAAGTTTGGATAATTTGGAACATATTGCATAGTAGTACCCCTTTGTTTTTTAAAACACATTATATCACAGAAAGGAAGTGAATTAAATGAGCGAAAAGGAAAAGGAAATCATCAAGAAGCTATCCGATACAATACCAAAACTTGATGATAGCAAGAAAAATTACATTCTTGGTGTCGCCGAGGGAATGGCAATGGTAAGAGAATCAGAGAAAGCCGATAGAAAGGAGCAAACTAATGAATGAAGTCAAGACGATAGAGCTTAGAACACCTATTGAAGTTGCCCTTGATATTGATAGTGAGGGGATGACAACAGCAAGAAAACTGTACAACTTCTTAGGATTAGCACAAGGGCAGTTTTCAAGGTGGGTGAAAAGCAATATTACAGATAATGAATTTGCCACAGAAAATGAGGATTATTGGCGGTTCGACATAGATGTCGAGACACCGACAGGTGGCATAGTAAAGAGAGATGATTATAAGCTCACAGCTCATTTCGCCAAGAAGTTATCTGTTAAAGGTAATTCAGAAAAGGCAGAAGAAGCAAGGGAATACTTCACAACAGTAGAAGAAAGAGTTAAGCAGAAAGCTATTGATGTATCACAGCTTTCACCACAGCTTAGACTTATGAATATGCTTGTTGAAAGTATGAACAAGGCAGAGATAGAACAGAAGAAGCAGGCAGAGCAGATAGCCAAGGTTGAAACAACTGTTAACAATATGAAAGAAATTTTCGTAGAGCCTATCGGCGATTGGAAGAATGATATTAATGCCAAAGTGAGAGAAATATCTATCAAAAGTGGCATTGATTATCAGGCACTTTACAATCAGCTTTACGGCGAGTTGGAAATGACCGCACATTGCAGTCTTAAGAGATTACAGGATAACAAGGTGGCAAGAATGGAAAAGGCAGGTAATACCAAGACAGCTATAAAAGTGGCAACAACTAAGATTGCTGTTATTTATGATAAACCACAGCTTAAGGCAATATTTGAGAATATTGTTAAGAGATATGCTATGAAATATTGTGCATAAGGAGATTGTATATGGACAGAATAGACGAGTTTAATATATTACAGGGTTTTAAGTTTCTTGAAGCATATGAACAGATTGCTGTTTCTGATGATGGTTCAATGGCAGATGTGATTGTTATGAAATTCTACAATGACAAGAATGTTGCTATTGAAATAACATTTATTGACGGAGAATGGCAGGTAGGTGAGCCATATGCTATTGATAATGATTTTAACCCAATCAATAAAGTTGAAAGAAAGGAGCACGGATGAGAGATTTTATTGAAAATGCCATAAAAGAGGAACTTACAAAAACAACAGAAGGCTGTATGTTTTATGTAAAGCGTTTACATAACTATAAGGATATAGGTGAATTAACTGGTTCTGTAAAAGAATTAATCACACAATATGGTCTATCTGCTTCGGAAGCTCAAGGTTTTTTGGAATATATGAAGATTATTGTTAGTGCTTCTTCATATATTCCTTGTGAAAAAGAAAAGCGTGACTATTCAACGGAAGTTGGCAAGTCAGCACTTTAGAAAGGAACAGGAATGAGAGAACCATACGTGATTAAAGGTGACGAACAGCAAAGAAGTTTGCAAGACTATATAGAACAGATTGCTTTAGGTGTTGCTGATGATGTAATAAAAGGTGAGAAAAATGAGACAATACAGAGTGAATGTAGAATTCTCAATTCCCTCACCAATGCTTTACTGGCAATTAAATGCTAATAGCCAATGCGAAAAGGATTACCGATTGCTGTGGCTTTAGCTGGCTGCGACTTGATAGTACTCATAAATTCATCATAGTATTTGCGGTACTCTTCTTTGAATTTAGGAACATCACCTTGATAACCACATATTTTAGCAAGAGCATAAAGTTCAGCAAGCTTTGAGTTATCCATTAAATCACCTCTTTTCTATAGGGAGATAAAGGGATTATATCACAATTTTTTAAAATAAGGAGAAGTTTATGGAAGATATACAGGCAACACCACAGTATAGCATATCAGTAGAAGAACTGATTGCAGAAAGAAACAACTTGGAAATCTCTATTGCGGCATACAAGAAAGCAAAGAGAGACAGCAAGATAGCTGAATATTTATGGATGTTATCAGCAATATTATTTATTGTGTCAATGATATTTCAGCTTATTAATTAGAAAGGAGTTTTAGCAGATTGATATTTATTATTTCTGAAAAAGGTGAAAGAGAGCAGATTAATGAGGTGGAAAAACTTGAAATCCTGGCACACATTGGCAGAAGAGCAAGTTACCTCTTAGGAAGAAATAAACATTGTGAACTCTTAAGAAGAGTAGTTGTAAAAGATATTTTAGGGCAGTTAAAGCACGAATACGGGTGTGGTTTGAGTGAACTGAAAAAGAAGTACATAGCAGACACTCACGATTATATCGACTGCTACGAACTGCCTACAATAATGAAAGAGAGATATAAGCTATGATACAGGGGTTTATGTTGGGCGTTGTTGTCGGAATGATACTAGAAACTATATGTATTGTAGTTACAACATTAAAGATTAAAGCAAAAGAAAGGAAAGAACAGTATGAAACAGGTAAACGAGAAAGTAATAACAGTACAGGATTGCATTGATATGTACGAGAAAAAGGATATGTATACAGTTATTGACGGCGGTAAAGTTGTTGGATTTGTAGAAAAGAGAGAGGAGAACTAAAGATGAAAGAGAGAAATAACAATATTACAGTTTTTGGGTTAGTTGCAGAAGAGCCAGTTTTCAATCACGAATCAAACGGAGAGGACTTTTATAAGACTTTTATAACAGTTAGAAGAACTAGCGGAACTTTTGATACGCTGCCAGTTGTTATATCTGACAGAATTATTGATATGAAAGAAATTAAAGTAGGCGATTGCGTGATGATTACAGGACAGGTAAGAAGTCATAACCTGCACATAGGAGAAAAAAGTAAGTTAGAGCTTTTTATCTTTACTGAAAATATAGAGATATATGAAAACGAGGAAGAACTACCTTTTAATAATGATGTAGTTCTTAGAGGTTTTATTTGCAAAGAACCTATATACAGGGTAACGCCACTTGGAAGAGAAATAACAGATGTTCTCATAGCTATTAACAGAGCATATGGCAAGTCTGACTATATACCTTGCATAACTTGGGGCAGAACAGCTAAGTTTGTCGGTCACTTGCCAGTAGGAACACATATAGAAATGACAGGTAGATTCCAGTCAAGACCTTATACAAAGAAGATAAGCGAAGATGAAGTTGAAAACAGAGCAGCTTACGAGGTATCAGTAGGCAGAGTTGAGATTATAGAAGAAAAGGAGAATGCTGATGAATAGTGATATTACAGTTTCAGAATTAGCTAGTATGGCAGCAAACAATGAAAAGCGTTGCCAAGTATGGCATCCAGTTCAAGGCGTTATCTTTGATGGCACGTTTGATGAACTTGACAGACGGCATTATCTGGAAGACAAGACAGTTGATAACTTCTCAATAGAAGATGATGTATTCATTATGAATATATAAATAAGGAAAGGATATGTTTATGGAAAGAGCAGTTTTAAAAAAGGTAGTTCTTGAAAACTTTATGTGCTATGCACACGCAGAATTTGATTTTTACGCCATTACAAAGATTATGGCTAAGAATGGCAAGGGTAAGTCAACTATTGCCACAGCTTATCTGTGGTGCTTATTCAACTGCGATTATGAATTAAAGGATAATCCGGTTGTAAGACGAGAGGTTGGCGGAAAATCCGTTGATGATATGGACACAAGCGTTGAACTTACACTTGATGTTGACGGAAAAGAAGTAACTATGAAGAAGGTACAAGTCCGTACCTATAACAAGGATAAGACAGGCTATAAGGATGACAACTCATATTACATTAATGATGTGAGAAAGAATCTTAAGGATTTCAACGCATACCTTGATGTCGATATGAATGTATTCAAGATGTGCAGTAATGTAAATGCTTTTCTTAATCAGAAGCCAGCTGAAATGAGAGAATACTTATTCGGGCTTGTAGGAGATGTTACAGACCTTGATATAGCTTCACAGAAAGCTGAATTAGCCGAGTTAGTTCCTTTGCTTAATAAGTATACAGTTGAAGAATTATCAGCTATGAATAAAGCTACAAAGACTAAAATCACAAAGGATTTGCCGATTCTTGACGGACAGATTAAGGAAAAGGAAAGAGATATACAACTTAAACAGGCTATTGATGTATCTGACCTTGAATTACAGAAAAACAGTCTTAAAGAACAGATTGCTGATTGTGTGGCAAAGCAGACCGACAATGACAAGCTGATGGCTGAATATGACAAGGCTAGTTCGGATATTCTTAATTTGAAGCTTGAACTTAGTGATATGAGCCGCAAAGTTAATGAGGATAATGTTAAGGCTAGAAGAAATCTTGAATCACAGATTAATAACCTTAATTATATGATTGAAGATAGTGAGAAATCAATCAGCAATGCAGAGAGTGTGGTTCAGTTCGATAAGGATAAGATAGCAGAATATCAGAAAACGCTTGAAGATAGCAGAACTGAATGGAAAGCTAAAAAAGAGCGTGAATTTGACGAGAATAGCCTTATTTGTCCTTATTGCAAACAGGAATATCCAGAAGATAAAAAAGAGGAATTAAGGACAGATTTTAAGGCATATAAAGAAGCTGAACTTAACAGGATTACTAATAAGGGTAACACAGCTAAGAAAATGCTTGATGAAGCCAAAGAATTGTTAGTTGAAGCTGAACAGGAATTGGCTGACAGAAAGCAGAAGTTAGAAAAACATTTAGTGGATTTAACAGACCTTGAAAAGCAGTTATCAGAACTTCCGCAGGAAATTGATGTAACAGCCACAGAAGAATACAAGGCACTTGAACAGAAGATTGCAGAAAAAGAGCAGGCTATGCACAAGGCTAATGATATTTCAACAGTTAAGGCAGAATTAAAGGTACAGGAAACAGCTTTAAGGCAGCAGTTAGCAGAATGTGAAAGCCAGATTGCAAAGTCTGATACGGCAGCAGACGAACAGCGACTTGAAGAATTAAAGCAGACAAGGATTGATTCTGAACAGAATAAAACTAATGCGGAGAAAATCCTTGACTTACTTGATGAACTGGATAAGGCAAAGAACGAAGCCTTAACAGAAGCAGTAAACAGTCATTTTGGGTTAGTTAAGTGGCAGTTGTTTACTTATACAAAGTCTGGTGGTTACAAGAGCTGTTGTATACCTACTGTTGACGGAAAGAGTATTTTAACAACTATGTCTAACAAGGGTAACAGGATTTTAGGCAGAGTCGATATTTGCAGTTCAATTCAGAAGATTAGCGATATATCAGTGCCTATTATCTTAGATGATTCTGAAAGCCTTAGTACGGACAATCAGAAGAAAGTTGCTGAAATGGTAGATAGTCAGTTGATTATGCTGATTGTAAATGACAGTGAGAAATTAGAGATTATGGAGGGATAATATGAAACTTTATTTTTACAAATTGAATACAGATGAAAGATACGGAAAAACAGGAATTACAGCACAGTTCTGTGAAGCGGAAGAGAAACCTAAGACATATAAGGCTATTGGAGGCTCTTTCCCTAACTACTTTAGCATAGTGAGAAAAGGCGAAGTTGGACAATTAAAATATGATTGCCTGTTTCTTACAGAACCTAACTTTGAGTATGCAAAAGAAAAATTTAGACTTAGAGCGGAACGAATGATTGCAGTTAAGTTAGAGAAAATTGAAAAGCTCAAAGCTGAATTAAAAATAATAAATGAAAGTGAGGAATAATTATGGCAGAGAATACAGCAGTTGCGGAAAAGAAAGAAGCTGAAAGCAGAGAACTTGTAGCAAAAGATTTTACAGAGGGAATGGTTGTTAAAATTAAGCAAAAAGAGAAATTCGGCTTGACATTCCCTAAAGATTACAACTACACAAACGAGTTTATGTCGGCAATGCTGATTTTACAGGACACAGTAGATATGAATAAGAAGCCTGTATTACAGAGTTGCACAAGGGCAAGTATTGAGAATGCACTTGTTGAAATGGTTACGAACGGACTTTCAATGCAGAAGAAACAGTGCTACCCAGTTGCTTATGGCGGCAAGCTACAGTGTCAGAAGTCAGTGTATGGAAACACTTGTATAGCAAGGAGATTCGGACTTAAAGACATTAACGCAGCGGTCATTTATAAAGGGGATGTATTCAAGTACCACAAAGAGGACGCAAAAACAATTATTGATTGCCACGAACAGAGTTTTGAGAACATTGACAATGATAAGATTACCGGGGCTTATGCAGTGGCGATTATGGATGACGGAGAGAAGATAGCAGAGGTTATGACTATTGCACAGATTAAGCAGGCTTGGAAACAGGGATATGGCTACAAAGAGAATGGCAATGGCGCTCATCAGAAATTTGCTGACCAGATGGCTATGAAAACTGTTAAAAATAGGCTTCTTAAATATATCAATAATTCTCATAGTGGTAATGAAAATGAGGATTATGAGGAAATCAGCCACGATAAAATGCTTGAACAGGATGTTGCTTACGACATTGAACAGAACGCAAATAGCGTTGATTTTGAAGAAAGCGACATTATCGAGGGTACAGCCACAGAAGTAACCGAAGAGCAGACAGAAGATAGCACATTACCGCCATTCATGCAGGCAGAATAGGAGATTGAGTATGAGAGTAATTTCACAGGACGGAACGATGGATGTTCCATACGAAAATGTAGTCTTGTATCAAGATGAAAAAGAAATAATGTGTATATTTAGCGGGGTATATATCGGGAGAAAATTGGCACGATACTCCACCACAGAAAAGACTGAAAAGGCTATGGAAATGCTGAGGGAAGCATATGTCGGTATGCCTATCGTAATGCAGAATGTTGATATTTCAGACGATGTGGCAAAGGAATTTGAAAGATTAAAGAAGTGCGGTGTTATGGTGCAAACAGAAAATCAGCCGTCAAAAGTAGATTTTATCAACAATGCTGTTTTTCAGTTCCCACAGGATGATGAAATCGAGGTGTGAGTATGGCAAAACACACAATGCAGGAATTATACCAATGGCAGGCACTACCGCTGAATATCAAAGTCAGAATGACAGCGGAGAGAATAAGAAACTGGGTAAATGAATTTGGCGAAGATGGCGTGTATCTGTCATTTAGCGGTGGCAAGGATAGCACAGTTTTAGGACACATAATCAGAGAAGTTTGCGGATATAAAAATATCCCTTTTGTGTTCGTAGATGTTCCGACACAATATCCAGAGTTAAAGCAGTTTGCCAAGGCTTTTGATAATCTTGTGATTTTAAAACCAAAGATTTCATTCGCAGAAGTTTGTGAAAAGTATGGATTTCCAATGATTAGCAAGGAAGTGTCAAATTGTGTAAGTGGTGCGAGAAAATATGTTAAATACCTTGGCAGTCAAAAATCTAACAGCACAATCTTAACAGACAGACAGACAGACAGACAGACAGACAGACAGACAGTTCCGTATGCTTGCTATATGGCAGACCTATTAGGAATAGAC